GACTGGAGTAAGATTGTGGGAATCGATACCGATACTTGGACATCTGAAGAATTAAACGGAAACGAAGCGTTTAAAATGATTTACAGCGGTGACACGATTCCGAATCAATATACCGATATAAGTTCAATCGTGAATTGGGATAAATTCGGAAATCTGGTTTGTAACGATTATTTCGCATATAAATGCGCCATTAAAACAATTGTGCTTGAAACAAATTGGAGTGGATTAACTAATACTGAAAAAGATTTAGCTATTAAATATTATGCGTACCCCGATACAACAAGTGCCGTTATTTACCTCATGACAACCAAAGGCATGTCTCAGGAACAGGCACAGGGATACATATTATTGGCATGGCATAAACATCATGGAAATATTACGGCTTCCTGTAAATTGAGATGGTTTTATGCAAAATTCATTGTACCACAATATCTGAGTTTTGAGGATGCCGAAGACCTACTTAATACTGTTGAGCCACTGGTGTTTGCTTATCACGATATGGGTAGATTAGGTATTGAGTACGGTGATAAAAAAGACGGACTTATGGACTACATAGAATCAACAAATGCGTTTGCTGGACAGGGACTGAGAGAAAATAGTTATGTACTATTACAAGGTACGTGGGACGAATTCATTACGGCAATGAAAAACGTATTTGTTTGGGGTATATATCAAAAATATGAGGACTTTATAATGTAATTGTTATGACAAAAATTAGAACAAATTTTATTGAGATATTATTAAAACAAATGCTTGTCGGTCAAGAAATGTATCTCGATAACGGCACTAAAATAATGATTGATGATATTAATTATCAGCCTATAATTAGGGAGTTATATATTAAATCTGGAAATGATGGGTATAAATTATCGATGGATATGAACTACGATTTCGAACTCGATATGGATAGTAAAAATAAAATCATACCAAATAAAGGCAGAATTAAAGGTGGTAATAAGATAAAATAATGTATTTATAATAAATCTAAAACAATGAACGAATTTTTTGAAATTATATTTGGGGCATATACGTGGGTTCAGTTATTGGCATATGCGTGGTTTTTTATCATTGGTTACATCATATATGGTTTAATTGAAACCAGTGGACGTGATAAGCAGAGCATGAAAACGCCTAAGAAATGGAGTTGGAAATTCTGGTTCAGGGATAACAGACGCAGGTATCTACTGACGATTCTCTGTAGTTATGTCTTTTTCAGGTTTTACACGGAATTAAGTGGACATCCATTTGGAAATTTCGATGCAATAACACTTGGATTGCTTGGTGATGGTGCTGCAACGGTGATAAAGAAAAGAGTTAAAGGCATTGCAGGTAATAGAGAAGAACTAACAACAAAAATAAAAAGGGAACAAGGAGAAATAGGATAATGGATTACAGCACGTTTCATATGAACAACTTCTTCATAAAGAAGGACAGTACTTTACCAGAACTGAAGTTACCACTAACTCAGCATCTCAGAGAACAATACGATATTACCGATGAGATGCTGGAAAACGTGGGTGTTACGTTCTCCATGATGGAAGCCGATACTGGTAGATATCGTATTGCCAATGTTGCTGCTGACCTTGTTGTAAGTAATGACAGAGTTGCACGCCCCGATGAAGAACAATACACGTTGAAATACAGATTTAAATTACATCAGACCTCAAAAGCAGGTAGATTTCTTGGTGAATTTAAGCTGGATTTCTTGGGAGAGGGAAACTGCGGTAAAATAACGTTGCCAACGGAAAAATTAATTAATATTCAAATCAGTGATAGTCTCACCAAGACCACTGTGGTTTAAATAAAAATGAAATGGGTGATGTCAACAAACAAGATATTACGGATAGTTTTGCCTACTACTGCATTCCAGTTGGCACGCAAACCTGTTTTCCCGAAAACAACCCCAATAGTTCAGATATAACCAGTAGAACCAGATGGTATGTCATACCTACTGGCACAACCACTTATTTTCCTCAAGACAATCCAAATAAAAACGATATATCCGATAACTTCAGGTATTATGCCGTTCCTACAGGTATAACGACTTACATACCATCCAATCACCCAAATTATCAGGATATCACCAGTAGAACCACATGGTATTACATAGCTGTTGGAACCCAGACATGCTTTTCTGTAGACCACCCGAATACACAGGACATCACCGTTACTCCAGTTTTCTACGTGGTTCCTAAACCAAGTTAATGTCTTAAAACTATTGGTAGTTTATTTTTTTTTCATTATCTTTGCATGATATTAACTAATTATGGAAAGGTCAGTTTTTGTTGTAAGTTGTGAAAGAATCAGGAAAACCAAACGGTATTATGTTAAATTTCCCGTTAATGACCAACTGATTCAGCGCATCAAAAGTCTTCCACATGAAACCCGTAAATGGAATGCTGGGATGATATGCTGGGAAATCGAAGTTGAATCACTGTACTCATTAATTAAAAGTTTTAGAAAATCAACTAAAATCCATTTTGATTTCGGAAACGAAGACAGTCGTAAGATTTTTATTGAGCAAATAAAACAACTGGAACTCGCTGAAATCGAGAAACGTAAGTTTATTGCCGAATTAAATGTCAAGAAAGAACACTGGGTCAGATTCAAGACGGAACTCGAAAACGATTACGAGAAATACAGCGACAGACTTCATGCCTTACTAAAAGAAGGCATAAAATTATATCCGCATCAAATCGTGGCAGCGATGTTCATGAATGTCACACGTAACACCCTGATTAGCCACGACATGGGGTTGGGGAAGACGCTGTCAGCAATACTTTATGTCGAGATGAATGGTTTCGATAAGGTCGTGGTTATCACCCCGAATTCCCTGAAGTTTAATTTCTACGGTGAAGTCAAGAAGTTCACCGATAGCACCGCACATATCGTGAATTGGAAGAAAAACGATTGTGGAATAGAAGATGCCAAATACATTATCATTAATTACGACTATTTCAACCCAGCAGTGAAGTCAGGTAGATTCCAGAAAAAATGGAAGGGCTTGGATATCGGTAAAATCGATGCCGTGATTTGTGATGAAAGCCAAAAACTTAAAAACACCAAAACGAATATATACAAGAATTTTGACAGAACTTTTAAGAAAAATGCATTTAAAGCCGATAAAGTCAGTAAGATTTTTATGTCTGGAACACCCGCACCTAATCGTGCTTATGAACTTTATACCGTTTTAAATCAAATCTCACCAATGGAATTTCCGACAAAAACTTATTTTCAGGAATATTATTGTGGTATGACTTATGACGCTGATGCGGGTTGGGGATATCACACCAATACCGCAGAACAAAAATTCGAAGAACTCTATCATAAAATCGCACCATATACCCATAGAAAACGTAAGGCAGATGCACTCAAAGACCTTCCAGATAAAACGTATCAACGCATTATTTTGGAAATGACTGATGACGAACAACGGATTTATGAAGAAATCGAAGCGGGTGTCGCCAATGAATTCGTGGAACACCCCAATGGTAACCCTCTGACAATTATGATTCGGTTGAGACAGTATTTGGCACAATTAAAAGTAAAACATGTTACGGAGTTAATTAATAATATTTTAGAAACGAATGAAAAGGTAATCGTAATGGATTATTTTAAAAATTCTCTTTATGAATTAAATAAAATTTTGGGTAATATTTCGGGATTACATACGGGAGACCAGAATGTTGAAGAGCGTGCGGAACTCGTGAAACGCTTTCAAGATATTGAGGATGAGATTAGCGTTTTTTTGGGTAGCATTCAAACCAGTAACTATGGATTGACATTGACTGCTGCAAGTAAATTATTTATTGTAACTTTGCCGTATTCTGTTGGAGAATATGACCAAGCTGCTGATAGGTGTATTTTGAAGGGTGAGTTAGTATTAACGAGAGAAGGATATATACCTATTGAGAACATTAAAATTGGTGATTTGGTTTATACATATAAAGGAAATTGGAAAAAAGTAATAAACATTAAAAGTAAAATCGAAAGAAAAAAAGCATTTTATGATATCAAATACAAGGGATATTATAAACCATTGAGATGCACAGAAGACCATAGAATATATGTGTATAATAAAATTAGGAAAAGATATGATTGGTGTGAAGCAAAAAATCTTGACATTAATAATCACAATATTGTTTTAAATAAGTTAACATTAAAAAATAACTATACGAATGATTTAAAAATAGATGAATATGTAGCAGGGAAATCAGTAAAAGATAGAATAATTAGGATTAATAGAGAACCTATACTCTCAAACGAATTACTATATGCTATGGGAAGATTTGTTGGTGATGGGTGGACAAATAAAGATGATGTTTGTTTATGTGGACACATAAAAGAATACGATGTCGTGAAAAAATGTGTTTTAGACATAAAAAAATCGTTCGGTGTTAATTCAAATTCGCTATATGAAAGATGTATTGATAATAAATGTGAATTCGCAATATATTCTCAAGAATTAACTATAGCATTTTCTTCTTGGTTTGGTTCGGGTGCACATAATAAAAAAATACCTAACTTCATATTTAATTTGACTGAAATTCAAATAAGAGAATTTCTTAATGGGTATTATGATGCTGATGGCTATAAAAGAAAAAATACTCAACAAGCATCAACAGTATCAAAATATTTATCATATCAATTAACTTTATTGGAGGCACTTCTCGGAAATACACCGACAATTAGATATAATGAGGTTGCGAAATGTTGGTCGTTTGAGTATTCATTAAACGATAAAATATCGAGAAATAAACTAATTACTAATCAAAACGGAAATGTGTTATACCCCATAGAGGAAATAAAAATATATCACCCTAAAAGAAATGATGAAAGGGTTTATGATATTGAAGTTCAAGACGACCATTCATTTGTTGTTGGGTTATCCACTGTACATAATTGTCATCGCATAGGTCAGAAAAACGCAGTTAACATCTACGTATTGGTGTTTCCCGATACCATTGACGACTACGTGTTTTCGGCAATTGAAAGCAAGAGAAAGGAAATAGTAAAGGTAATTGATAACGAAGACTATGAATCAGATGTCAGTGAGTCGGTATTGAGTGAGGTTATTGATAGAATTAAGAAAAAACACAGAAAAAATATAGAGGATAATGAGTAAAAAAACAGGACACACTATTGAAATGGACAAGCACAAAGTCTTAGGTGAAATCAAGGGTTTTCTCGAAGGCTATAATAACGAATTCAAGTACATAGTCAATGTCGAAACCGATAGAAAGACAGATGTTGCGGAATGCGTTATTCATGAACCCAATCAACCACCGAGAATCGAAAAGATAAGATATACTCCGTTTCAATACGTGAAAGACTTGGAGAAAAACGGAATCGTTTTGTACGCTGGCAAGACTGATGAATATATTGAAAGTAAGAAAGTTAAGTACGGGATAACCATAACCAAACTCAAAACAGGTAATCAGAAACGACTTGTTGATGGTTATTGTTATAAATTAAGTAGCACGAAATCCAGCGATGATATCACTAATTTTCTCAGAGATGGTGGCATCGACCCTTTTGAAAAACTATATGACGAAGACGGTCAACTCGTAAGAGACCCCAGAACCAATAAAATCATTTATAAAAACAGGCATTTATTTTATGCACCCCGCCTTACCGAACAATTTTTTATAAGCACGCAATCCAGATTATATAAGGGTTACGAACAATATAAAGAAGTTCATCGCCTGACATTTGATATCGAGACCACAGCACTTCGTTATCAAATCGGTAGAATTGTAAGTGTAGGTGTGAGAGACAATAGGGGTTTCGAAACCATATTGCATGCCGAGAAAAAAGACTGTGATGAAGCCGAAATCAAGTTGATTCAGGACATCTTTAATCTCATCGATTACATTAAACCAGCAGTTATTTTGGGTCACAACTCCGAGGAATTTGACTTCGATTTCATATTGGGGCGTGCTAAGATATTGAAAATGAACCTCAATGATTTACCTCAAGGACTTAAAGAAAATGTGCCGTTGAGAAGACGTGGTAATACCAGTGTTAAATACGGTAATACCAGCGACAAATACACGGCAACCGAAATGTGGGGTTATTCAATTATTGACACGCTTCACGCAGCCAAGAAAACCGCTGCCGTTAACACTGATTTGAAAAAAACCAGTCTTAAGTACATAGCGAAATTCGAGAAATTCGCAAGACAGAACCGAACATATATCAAAGGTGATGATATCGGTAAAATGTATAACGACAACAAAGTACATGTTATTAACGAGAAAAACGAATATCTTCAGATTCCCGAAGAATATCAGGAAGTCGGTAGAAACCTTTATAAATTACAAGCGAATAAAGACAAATTGAGTTCCGAAGAGTATCAGGGACTGAGAAAAAAATATCTTGATGCCAGTCAGGGGTTTGTTGGATGGTTTCGTGAAAACGCTGCTGGTAAGAAAATGACGAAGTTCATTGGAGGCAAGAAAATCGTGAATCAATATCTTCTCGATGACCTCTGGGAAACCGAACAAGTTGATGAACTATATAATCAGTCATCATTCATGCTTGCCAAAATAGTTCCAACTACGTATCAGAGAGTCTGTACGATGGGAACCGCAAGTGTTTGGAATCTCTTACTTACGGCATGGAGCTACGAAAACGACTTAGCTATTCCGATTCCCGATGTCAATGAAAACTTTGGTGGTGGACTTGCCAGAACCTTTAAAAAGGGTTATACTGAGAGACTGATTAAAATTGACTACGCCAGTCTTTATCCCATGATTCAGTTGACCCACGATGTTTTCCCGATGTTCGATATCACGGGTGTAATGAAGAAGATGTTGCTTTACATGACAACCACTCGTAATATTTATAAGAAAATGGGTGCGGAACTCGAACTTGATGCCGAAGAAATTGGCTTGCTTAAACAAATTGATTTCGAAGCCTATGAGAAATTCAAATCAGATACGTTGACATCACAAGACATTTCGATGTTCAAAGTAAAACAATTACCTATTAAGATTTTGAATAACTCGCTTTTCGGTGCATTGGGTTCCGACATCAGTTTTAATTGGTCGGATAATGTCTGTGCGGGACGAATTACTTCAATAGGTCGTATTGAACTCAGACACGCAATACACTGGTTCGCTCAATTTGGTTGCGTGCCCCTGTTATGTGTGACTGATGGTGTGAATTTCAAAATACCCGATGTCACAAACATAAGAGTTACTGATGAGGGAGTAACTGAGGGAACAACTGAGGGATTAAACGAGGAAATGTGGGAATATGGTGGTAAGACGGGTATTCAGGCACTTATCGAAAAATTTAATGCTGAAGAAATGCCCAAACCATATATGGCGGTTGATGATGATGGTGAAAGCGTATCGTGTTTCAATCTTTCAAGAATTAATTACGCCACACTTTCTTTAATTAAAAACAAGAAAACAGGTGAAACAAAAGAAAAGATAAAGTTAACGGGAAACAGTATTAAATCAAAAGCACTTCCTGAATACATAGAGGAATTTATTGATAAGGGGTTGGAATTAATTCTTCATGGTAAAGGTAAGGAATTTGTTGACTATTATTATAATTACGTTGAGGACATCAGATACATGCAGATTCCCTTGAAGAAAATAGCAAGTAAATCCAAGGTAAAACAAACACTTAAAGCCTACGGAAAAAGAGGTACTGATAAAAACGGCAGGAAAAAAGCAATGCAAGCACATATGGAACTTCTGATACAAGACCGTCAGAAAAAAGCCGTGGAACTCTTTGAAAAACATAAACTCGATATCGGCTATGAAGGTGATGGTAGCGAATTAAGTCCCGATGATAAGATGAAATTAATTATTGACTACATGCCACCTGAACCAGAATTAGATAGCACCGTGTATTATGTCAACACGGGTTACGTAAAGTCACATGGGGACAGTAAGGAAATCAAAGATAAGGATACTGGTGAAATGAGAATGGCATCTACGCTCATCAGTACTGAAGACTTGGAACAGAATCCCGATATCAAAGGTAGTTATAATTACGAAAAGTATTTAGCTGCTTTTAATGAAAGAATTTGTTATACTCAGAAAAAAATAGGTGGATTGCTTTCGGCATTTGAACCAGAAGTGGCAAAAAAGATTCCCGCAACAATTATAAAGAAGGGTGAGAAAAAAGGTGAACTACATAAAGAAATGTTCACCAGTGAACAACTACGACTCAAGAATTTTGATTTCGATACATTTGATGAAGGCATGCATCTCGAAGACAAGGAAATCGATTTCTGGAATAAAACGGGTTACGACCCAAGATTGGTTTGGGATGGATTTAAAATGCGTGACGATTATAAAATACATTATGAAATCTATGATGGCGCACTTGAATTCCTGAACGAAAAAATGAGAGCACAGGGTAAGTCAGAAATAAAGTCAATTAATAGTGATTATCAGGATGGTGATTTGGTTCTGATTAAAGACAATACCAAATATCATGTTGGTGCGTTTAACGGGGTCTATATTCAAATTGTTAGGTCTGATGTTGATATACCTAAAAGCGAAACCGAACTCGAATTAGATAGAAGAAGACAGGAGAAAGAAAAGAAAGGTGAAGAACTTAAGTCCACGGAATTATCACCAGAAACAGATGCTGAAGAATTCCATAAGGTGCAAATAAAAAAACGTGAGAAATATTTTGAGGACTTTAAAAAAGTGTTTAATCTCGATAATACCATTACGTTGGAAATGGTCTATAATGACACGGAAGCGTTTGGTGCACTTGAAACCTTTGTAACGACTCAGGAAAAGCAAATTGCTGAAGAAGCGAGTGAATATTTGGATGCCGAATAACAATGATGATTCATATTAATATTTTACAGTATTTATATGAAAACATGTCATGATGAAATTAAAAAAGAAAGAAATCAATGAAATAATTGATGGACACGGAGATTTAATTGGCACAGATGATATCCCTACAAACGGTAGTGATTTAGAATCTCAAGCGAAGGGTACTTCCAGTAAAAATGCGAAAATCGGCACTCAGCCGTTTAGATATGATATGTTGGGTCGTTTTGGTTTCACTCTTATGCCTTTCATGGAAGGCGAAGAACGTAACGAAGGTCAGGAAGAATTTAAGAATGATTTAGTTGACCTAATGTATGAAAAATATCTTGATTTTCTTAAATATTATTTCAAAAACCCCAATAAATTAAAACCTGATTATCGTAAACATGTTATTGATAACGGGAGTCCTGAAAACACAGATAAAGAATGGGCAGAAAAAGTTATCAAAATTGTTCAAAAGCATTTTGAGGAAGCCTTAAATGATATTGAAACCATTGACGAAGGCGTGATAGCCGAAAAAATGGTTGATAAGAAAGAAGATGAAATGGCTGAAAAGTCAGAAGACAAAGAACTCAGAGATAAGAAAATCAAAAAAATCGCTGGCTTAATTAATAAATTGGAAAAGAAGGACATCGATGACTTGATTAACTTAATTGAGAGAGAAAATGGCTAATCAAGAATTATATAATAAACGCTATCAGATTCCTCCTGCTGTCATTAATTACGTCAGGGGTATACTGACATCATACCCAACCGAAAACGGCAAGAATCGAGCTAAAAACATCGTTAAAAATCGTTTTCTGACTTATCAGGCGATGAAGAGATTGAAACACGATATGCAGAGGATGGATAAACAGAGTGCTCAATATAAACTTGCAGGTGGGAAAGATATGGAAGCCTTTATTGACCAGAAATTAAATCAGGAAAGAGCAGGTGCTGCAAGGTCGAAAGAAGCAAGGAGACCAATAAAAGCAGACCCTAATTCACAATTAAAACCATATCAGGCACAACCCCGACTTAATGAAGTCAAGGAGAAAATCGATAAGAATGCCGTAGCGGTTATCGTTAACTCAGATAATAAGATATTATTATTGAAACGAACTAATAACCCAGATATCTGGCAACCCAATAAATGGTCACTTGTCGGTGGTGGAATTGAAAAAGGTGAGACCGCAAAAAAAGCGTGTTTACGAGAAATTCTGGAAGAAACGGGATTGGAAATCGAGGATTGTGTGGAATCTTTTAAAATTAATAGACACGGGAACAGCGAGGAAACTCTTTTTGCTTGTAGATATGATGGAGAGGAAACCGATGTTGAACTTGATGAGGGTGAAAACAGTAATTATGGATGGTATGGTGTGGGCGAAATGAAATATCTCGATACCGTTCCACATTTAATTGAATACATTACTCTCGTGTTTAAAAAATACGATTAGGTATTTATAATAAATAACAGAAAGATATAAAACAAATAAAATGGCAGACGAAGAAAGCAGCAGATTATTAAAAAGTGGTGAAGAATTCAGGACATGTTCATTGAAATTCAATTCAGCGGGTTATACCCCGGGGAATGAATACTGTTCTGGACACGAGGACACCATTTCTGATGGCGATTGTCGAGGACGTGACCCTGAAGGCAATAGCATAACAATTGGTACGATTTGCGATATCCAGATGAGGGAAAATCTCGTTAAAAAAAATACGTATAAAGGAAGCGACCAGTATTGTTTGGGACATGAAGACACCATTTCTGATGGCGATTGTCGAGGACGTGACCCCGAAGGTAATAGTTTAGCGATTGGTACGATTTGCGATATCCAGATGAGAGAAAATCTGATTAAGAAAAATACTTATAAGGGTAGTGACCAGTATTGTGTAGGACATGAAGACACGATTTCCGATGGCGATTGTCGAGGACGTGACCCTGAAAATCAGGGTGGTGTTGTTGGCACGACTTGCGATATCCAGATGAGAGAAAATCTGATTAAGAAAAATACTTATAAGGGTAGTAATGAATATAATTCATCAACAGCGTAAATGACAAGAGAAAATAACATATTACGTGAAAACATTGAACATTTTCGTCATCTCATAACTGAAGCCGTGAGTGAATCCGATATTGAGAAGTATATCAATAATCACGAATACGTTTATATTTATTACGATGGTGATGATAAGACTCAAAGCGGTAGTAGAACCATACGTCCATATGTATTGGGAACAAGTAAAAAATCGGGTAAACCAGTATTAAGAGCATGGCAAGACCGTGGGAAGTCATGGCATTTCCAAAACAAACCCACACGTCCAGCAGACGACCCAAATATGCAAGCCAGTAAATTTCATGATTATTGGATAGATGAAGAGGGTTCGAAACCGGGTTGGCGCATGTTCCGACTCGATAAGATTTCCAAAATGTATCCCACAGGTAAGAAATTTCATGATGAAAACGGAAACGTAAAAATACCAGCAGGATATCACGAAGGCGGTGATGACGACATGGCAAGTATAAAAGCGTATGTTTCAACGAAAACCGAACCCGATATAGACGTGAAATATGATAGAGAAAGAGCGGTGGAACCCGTATCAACCACAGATAAAATGAAACAGAAATGGGATGCAATTAGAAAGGGGTATACGAGAAACTATAATGTAACCTCTGAAGATATTGTGAAATTACGTGATATTGCCAGTAGGGTTTATAAGAAAGGTCACGGTAATTTCTTAGTGGCAATCGATAGCGGGAATAATCTTCATTTAATAACACCAGAGCAAAAACAGAAACAAAATATACCCGATACCGCAGTTTATGGTAGTCTACCATATCTTTACGATAGTCTGGTAAATGCCACCAAAACCCCTGATGACAGGTTTTTCAAAAATAAATTAAGTCAGGCACAACAACAAATGAATGAAGAAAATCCTACGATTCCCTATAAAAAAATGACTTTTTTCAAATAACCACGTATTTATAAAAAACTATAATAATTTATAATTTATGGCTAATAAGATTCAATTAGATAAAATAAAGGAAGAAATAAAATCACGAAGAGAACAAAGTAATGTTGTTCCACAATATCTCGGTGAAAACGTGAATTCGTTATCGGGTTCACCACGTGATGAATTTCTTAATGGTTTGGTGACATCCTTAAAAACGGGTTCAGCAACACCTGCAACTAATTTAGTGAGAGAAGTACATAATACCGTAGTGGATAAAAAAGGTGGGGATACCAAACACAGTATCTCGAAACCAACTCCAAAACCAACACCAGTAAGAAATTCTCATCCGTCAAAAGTGGATATGTCACCTGAAAGAGATGAACAGATGTTCAAGGATTTTGAAAAAATGAAAGGCAGTACTTTGGCTGAAAGCATTGAAAAATTTAATGGTGGTACTGGCGGTAATTCTTCCCCTACTGTAGATTTTAACGGACAACAATATCTCACATCAGCACCAGCACAAGCCAACCAAGGTAAATCACAACAACTTAATGAGGGTGTGTTAGTGGAAAGCGTTAAATCAATTGTTAATGAACATCTTAGTGAAAATCTCGCACCTATTTTTGAAGAGGCAATTAAGAACACGATTATCGAAATGTATGCCGTTGAAAGGATTCAAGAGGTTCTGAAGGAGAACAAAGATTTAATTAAATCAGTGGTTGTCGAAACCATAAAAGAAATTCGAGACAGAAGTAAATCAAAAGCGGAATAAGTTCCGCTTTTTTCTTTTAACTCTTTTACTACGAATTCTGTATTTATAATAAATTGTTACTGTTATGACATATGCGGAATTCAAAGAAAAATTCCTACCCCAATTAAATGACATCAGGTCTTTTGCTGGAAAAAAAAGACTCGCAGACCAATATCTTACCAGAATAGGTAGTGGTAGTGGTCGTGCGGTATATGATATTGATGGTGAGAAAGTATTAAAACTCGCTTTAAATCGTAAGGGTATTGCTCAAAACGAAGTAGAGTCGGGAATGATGAATGATTACTATATAAAAGATTTAATCACAGAAGTTTATGATGCTGCTGAAGACAATAGTTGGATAGTTGCTGAAAAAGCAAAAAAAGTAACGAAAAAACGAATAGAAGAACTTGAAGACATTCCCGATTTTACCAGAATGGCAGAATTTCTAATTGACTTCGAACAAAGCAATAAAAGCAGACAAAGTTATCAGAGAAACGATTTCACTCAAGAAGAAAAGGAATTTTTTTGGGATGAAAACGATTTCAGTAGTTCGTTACTTGATTTTATTGGTAACTATGGACAATCTGCTGGCGATATGGGTAGACCAAGTTCTTACGGTGAGGTTATTCGTGATGGTCAACCCGCAATTGTTTTAACTGATTACGGTCTTAATGACGAGGTTTATGATACGCATTATAGCGGTAAAAACAAGCAGAGATACCAGATGTACGAGTTATTTCAGTTTGCTGATGGTAATGACGACATACTTAGTGATATCGGAAGTGCTCAAGAAATTAAACACGGAATGTGGGCACAAATGCCATATAGTGTAGGCGATGGTGATGGTGTGATTAATATGGAAGAGGGGCAACAATTCGTGAATTTTGTGAATAACAGGAGCAAATATCCCGATAAAAATATTGATGGTTTACCCGAACTCACCGACCGTTTTCATGAATGTATAAACAATTTAAAAACAGTATTGGAAACCGTAGAAGATAAAAAGAAATTCTACGGAAATCTACTTGAACTTCAAGGTTATCTGATTAGAAGAGGATTTTATAACAGAGAACCACTTGTTTCAGAAAAATACATGATTAGGGAAGACGCACCCAAAGTAGAACAAAATACGTTAAACGATAGAAGCTATGCTGATGAACTTGTAAGAGATGTTGCCGATAAACTGAATTTAACAACACCAAAATATTTAGGTAGTGGTGGATTTGGATTTGCTTATGAAATCGATGATAACGTAGTTCTTAAGATTACTTCCGATGTCAGTGAAGCCGATGCAGCGTCTAAATTAATGAGAGCGAATCCCGAACATCTCAGTGAAATATATAATTTATATAAAATTCATGACACAGAAAACGACAAATCGTTTTTCGTTATTCTACAAGAAAATATTGCTGATAAACCCATCGATAGAATCAGGGAATTACAGAACATCATCTCTGAAATCAATCCAAGTGACATGCACTACGAAGATATTTTGGTTGACATAAGAAAACCAAATCGTTTTGATTTCGATGAATGGCAGGAATTCGCCAAACAAATTCTAACAGCTAACCCCAACGCTGGTGTAAGTGATGCCGATAGACAGGCAGCGTATGAATATCTCATGGATATCCTGAAAATTCGTCAGGAACTAATTGATTATAACATAAAGTCAACGGACTACATCACAATAAATAATCTTGGATACAAAAACGGTAAATTAAAATTTTTCGATATCGGTGGTTATGTCAGTCGTGATGAACCAAATATACCTGACACCGAAGTGATTCAAATACCTGAATCACAACAACTTGAAGAAAAATATAATAGAGAAGTTGCTGATAAAATTGCCAGTAGTGTGGGAACAAAACTTGGTCTGAGTCCTCAATTCATCGGTGCTGGTGAATTCGGGGTTGCATATGATATTGGTGATGATAAAATATTGAAAATAACCAGAGACCAAAGTGAGGCGCATGATAATCTGAGAATGATTGGGAAGCCTTTGAAATATATAGCTCAACCATATAGGGTTTTTGAAATCCAACCCAACAAAGAACTACAACATCCAACATATGGAATTATATTGGAGAAACTAAGAACGGATGACGAGTATTTTAATAGAATGTATAATCGATTAGATTATGTGTTTGATAAAATATTTGGTGTTAGGTTTAAAGATGCTGCTGAAGCCATACATGATGAAGAAGAGCTACCCAATAACGTTAAACGTGAAGACGTTGAAAACTATTTCAAGAAAAACCCCAAAGACGGAGAATTTTTTTATAGTTTATTAAGAATCTGGGATGAAGTCGAGAAATATGGAAGTCAGAGTCTGGACTTTTTCAATCCCGATAATCTGGGTTTCAAGCCAAGTGGATTAATCGGTTATTTCGATGTTGGTTTTGGTGACGGTTTTTCCAGACCCGATGCGGAAAAATTTGATGTCGATATTAATGAAGACGGTACTTCGATATACAGTACAGATGATGAAATTGGTGCAGACGGTTTCCCACCATATAATAACAGCAACATACCACCAACAATTAATAATAATCTTGATGCCAATGTATCGTCTCAGATGTATGAAGACCTTGAATATAATCACGTGAAGGGTGATGCTACTGAAGACGAATATGAAATAAGTGAAGACCGAAAGAAATCATGGGTAACGGGTTCTAAAGCCGTTACTGTTAAGAAAAATTGTCAACTCGGTGGTAAAGCTGATGGCACAAGTGATGCCTGTAATCAGGGTGATATAAATAATCTGGAATTCACACGATTAGATGAAGTAGGTGAAGGAAACGTTGAACCCTATGAGGTCAAGATAATTAAAAGTACTGATAATAATAAGGTTTATGGTTTTAAAACCGAAGATAATGACAGGTATGAAATCGAATTTAATCGAGGTTCATTAGATGATAACGAATGGGATGCTATTTTTGGTGTCAAAGGCGAGGATTATACCAAGGTCACGAATAAAGGTAGATTGTATCGTGTGATGGCAACTATATTGAAAATAATGAATGGTTTTTTTGCTAATACCAAACCAGATATGTTGGTAATCGAACCAATTAAAAATATGAGTGGTGATTTCCGAAGATTTTCATTATATTTGTCCTATATTGGAAAAAATTTACCACAGGGATACGAAATGGTGAGAAATAATAAAGAAATAATTATCCAGAGAAGCGACTGGGATGATAAATATGAGCTTGAGGAATACTATAGTAGTTTGGTTCCACAAGTCGATGAAGGTATGGGGGTTAATGACCTTCCATTTAAAGAAACTATTGAAGCCGAGGGTGGTCAGATATATGTGGTAGGCGGTACGCTTCGTGACCAAATGCTTGGCAGACCTTCTAAGGATTTAGATATTGTCATCCGTGGTATCCCCGAAGACCAATTGGCACATATTCTCAACAAATATGGCACAGTAAATGCCGTGGGTAAAAGTTTTGCCGTAATGAAATTCGTACCTGAAGGCAGTAATGAGGAAATCGATGTGGCGTTACCACGTACTGAAATCTCAACAGGTGAGGGTCATAAGGATTTCGAAATAAAAGCCGACCACAGATTACCAATTGAAAAGGATTTGGAACGCAGAGATTTTACCGTTAATGCTATTGCCAAGGACATGGAAGGCAATCTTATCGACCCTTTTAATGGTCAGCAAGACCTTAAGGCAGGTAAAATCAAGATAACCCACCCCAAGTCATTTGAAGACGATGCCTTGCGTATGTTGCGTGCCGTGAGATTTGCAACTGTATTGGGATTTGAAATAGACCCTGAAACCTATGGTTTAATCAGAGAAAGTGCTGATAAAGTCAATAGTATTGCTAATGACAGGGTTCAAACCGAGTTCCAAAAAATTGCCGAACAAGGTGATGCCAGTAAAGCAGCAATGATATTAAAAGATACTGGGTTGCTTAAACATATGGGAGTTGATGCACCGCTTCTCGTGAGTCCGTTATGGAATAACGTCAATACTCTTGCTGAATTCGTTTATCTGCTTTCTCATAATGCCATGTCACCATTGAAATTCTACATGAATAATATGCGTGGTGATACCGACATCGTGAACGAATTAGAAGGACTCATTATTGGTATGAATGCGGAAGATAGCGATATTCCCGCTGTTAATAGGTCTGTTGCACATAATATGGTCACCAAGGATAAAACAGGTAAATCGTTACAAAGTGATATATTACCAGAAAAAATACGGATTGCAGCGCAAGAACTGTTACAAAACAAATACCCGAAAACCGTGAAAGAACTGGCGATTAGTGGCAATGATATTATGGATGCAGGATTAAAAGGTCAGGAAATCGGGAAAATGCAGAGAGCGTTATTAATTAATATTTATGCCGATAAAGTTAGGAATACTCGTGAAGATTTATTAGCTTTGTTAGGTGAGAGAAAAGATGACGTGAAGGAAGGTTATGATTATTACAGTGAACCACAGGACACTTGGCAAGTAAATGGCACTGAACAAGACATCAAGTATTTCGTCAAGGAATACGATAAGTGGAACGGTGGCTATCATACCGACCCAAGCAGGAACACAGTAAAACAGTTTTTAGGTGCTAAATTCGAAGAACTTGTTAATGACGATAAATTAAATAAACTTCTCTATTGGGAATTAATTGATAGAGAACTTTTAAATGAAGACAACGTGAAAAGAGTTAGTTACAGTGGAGTGGTACTTGACGATAAATCCAGAACAGATTTACTTAAAGTATTTGCCCCAATGATACCCGAAGACTGGGAAACCATTGCGCATCACATGACGATTAAAATGGGTGGTCTTGAAGACGGTTCAGAGGAAAAACAGGACATGGAAGACCAGAAACAAATTGTTTTAAATGTCTTGGATTACGCAATGGATAACAAAGTATTGGCTGTTGGCGTTGAAGGTTATAATTCTTTAAATGAAAAACCACATATTACAGTAGCTGTTAATAGAAAGGATGGTGGGAAACCCTTTATGTCAAATAATTTAACTAATTGGAAACCTTTGGGCTTCCCATTGAAACTAACTGGAAAAATAACTGAAATATAAAAATTTGAATTTATGGCATCTTGGGAAGAATCATTAAAAATAGGTGAGATTTTCGAGAGGTTTATAAGGATAGATATTTGGAGAAAGTCAGAACTAAAAGCCGAAAAGAATGAAGTGGCTGCTAATCTGAAACTATACGATATGACCCTCGAAAACGGTAAAACCATCGAATGTAAGTACGATGAAAAAGCAGCAGAAACTCAGAATATCTGTATAGAAACACATTGTAATGGAAGTGAATCTGGTGTTTTGACAACAACTGCTGATTACTGGATTATTAGTGATAGGAATAAAACTTTTTTAATTAAAACCAGTGAATTAAAAAGATGTATTCATGAGGGTCACACGTCATTATTCCCTCATAAACCCACAAAATTTCTTCACATGAAAAAATATCCAGTTAAACAAGAAGATGGTGGTGTTAAATTAATGAATTTCTACACAATACCAACAAGAATATTTGAAGAATATTGTGATGAAGTCAAGGAAATCAATAACATGACATATAAAACGTTACTATGAAAAGACTATGTTGTTACGACTTTGATGGAACTCTAATGAATACGCCTTCACCTGAAGGCGGTAAGGAGCAATGGTCTCAAGCAAAAGGTATTCCTTATCCACATGTTGGTTGGTGGAGTAGAGCGGAAAGTCTGGATACTGAGGTATTTAATATAAAACCATTACCCAATATTTTATCGAAACTGAATTCCGATAGAAATGCCAGTGATACTCATGTCATTATATTGACTTCGAGACAGGAAAAATTACGTCCGCAAATCGAAAATGTTCTTGCATTAAATAACATTGGTGTCGATGAAATCGTAATGAAAAAAGGTCGTGATGATAAGGGTGACGTGATTCTCAAATATGTTGAAGCCAATCCAGATTTGGAAAATGTTGTGGTATATGATGATTTTGCTGGTGGTGTGGAAGATAAAATCAGAGAATTCACTAAAATTAAAGACGTGTTGGCAGATAAAGGTATTGAATATAATGTCATTCGAGTTGTTGATGGTCGCATCTCCAGTATGGTAGAATCCTCAAACATATTAAAATTCATGATTCAAGACGAAATTCTAAAATTTAAATCATAGTATTTATAATAAAATTCCGAAATGATTGATATGCGATAAAAACCACGTTTTCTGCCTCAAGTTAGTGCACCATATGATGTGATTTTTCAAAAACTTGATGATGAAGGTGTGAAATATTCTACGCAGAAATTCGAGCCAGATGAACTCAAACCCATGCAAGGACTGGTGATAAGTGATGAGGTTAATGGTGTTACTATTGACGACAAAAAACCGATTTGGGTCAGTGCCGATAACAGTATTTTGGATGGTCATCATAGGTGGATGAAGGCGTTACAAGATGAGGTTCCGATTATCGGGATAAAAATCGATATCAACAGTAGAGATGGTTGTAGAGTACTTAATAAAATACAGGATATCTACGAGTACGAACAGTCACAAGAAATGGAAGAAGTGGTGTCACAAGATGTAATTAATTACTATGGAGATGATGAAAATCAGTTTCTTAAAGAACTTGAAAACAGTAATCAGGAGCTAAATGACGGTGAACCAAACAACAAGGTCATTACGGCATACAGAAAAGACCCTATTAGGGAAAATTCGGTTGTTGGTAATTTTTTCTTGTTAAAACCACAAGATGGTTTTGATAAATATGAAATTGAATTTGATAATCTTTTAGATATGGGTTCTCTCGGAGTAACATATAAAGATGGTCAGGAACCAGTAGATATTCTGGCAAAAATATGGTTCCCTAATATTAATTTTGAAAAAATAGGTTCGGAACAGGATGTTCCAGCAATAAACATAAAAAATAAAGCTGTTGCTGAGAAAGCAATGAAAATGGGTTATGATGGCATCAAATACGGTGACACATTAATTCAGGGATTAAAATAAGTACGATATGAATACATATAAAATAACTAATATAACTAATCAATTACATAAGCGTGATATTAATTTTAAAACACCTGTAAAGATTGAATATATTGATGACCGAAAGAAAAAAGTCACTGAAGTTAAAACTGGTGAAAATCTATTTCTAACCGTGGCGACACTACCGTTATCAATACATAGATTAAGAATCAAGGGTTTAATAAATATTAGTGAAGCAAGTGTAGCTGACTTAAAAAAAATAAACCCACCTGAAAAGAAAACGGTAAAAAAAACTAAAACCGAAAAACCTAAGAGCTTGACCACGAAATCAAGTAACACTGAATCTGATACCGATGAGGTGAAGAAATCAAGTCGTAGTAAGTCGAGCACGACAGGGAAAAAGAGCTATAGCAAATCAAGTAGCAGTAAATCGACCTCAACAAGTTCCAAAACCGATTCGGATGAAAAAGAGTCAAGTAATTAAACTCGACATCATATAATAATTGAAAAGCCAACAAATTTGTTGGCTTTTTTTTATGTCAGAATTCAAGATTCTGTAACGATTTCCGTATAAGCAAGTATAGAGCATTATTTTATAAAAATTTATAATACTAACATGGACGGAAAAATAAGAATTTTATTCTATAACCTTGACGGAGCGGGGGTTAATTATTTCAGAACACAGACTCCTGCAATGGAACTCGAAAGAAATCATAGCGACAGGTTTCATGTGGAAATCAATCCACAAATCGACTTTAATGACCCCAGTTTTGTAGATTATCTCAAAACATTTCATATCATACATTATCACAGACAGTTTCTTGGCGACACACAGCAAATGTTGAGACTTGCGGAAGAACTGAAAAAAGCTGGAACCACATTAATAGTTGATATTGATGACTACTGGGAATTACATAAAGACCATCCATTCTATGTGATGAGTAAGGAGAGGCAAATGCATATCCCGATTCAGGAGAACCTGAAAATTGCTGATTACGTCACAACAACAACCGATATCTTTGCTGATGAAATCAGGAAAATCACAGGAAAAGATAATGTGGGTGTGTTTTATAACAGCGTTGACCCCACATGGATGAAACAATTTCAAGACAATTGGAAACCAGACCCCGATGGCTTGGTTCGTATTACATATATGGCAGGTAGTTCTCACATGGTAGATATTCAACAACTTGAAAGTGTTGTGAATGTCTTGCAAAGCGATACCGCTACCCGTAATAAATTTAAGATTATTATTGCTGGTTGGGATACCGAGGGTAAAACAACTGACTATAGTTTCAATCAGGAATTTAAACTTGAACTCGAAAAACTGGGTCTCTGGCGACACGAAGTCGTGAAAGCCGTTAATAAATACAGGGGTAATGTCGATATGATTCCCTTGATTTCTGATGAGATAAAGGAAAAGTATCGTGATAACGTGTTTACCACTAACCAACGTGATATCAGGTCGGAAGAAAGCGTTTATCTTATTTACGAGAATATTCTTACCGATAATCACCGTATTATTGAAAACGATGATTACATGAATTGGCTCATGAATTTCGAAAGAAACGTGCAGTACGACAACGAAGGTAATTTTGGAAGACGCTGGACACAGAAAGCCAACACATATGCCAAAGTATTGGATGAAACAGACATCGCACTTGCACCACTCGCAGACAACGGTTTCAATAGGATGAAATCGAATCTGAAACAGGTTGAATGCTGGACACGTAAACTTCCGATTGTCTGTAGTGATATCCCACCATATAATGTCGATGGTCGTCACATGGAAAACTGTGTGCTGATACCAAATAAGAAGAACGCACATAAGTACTGGAAGAAGTACTTGAAACAATTGATATTGGATGCCGAACTCAGAAAGAAACTCGGAAATCAATTGTACGAGGATTTCAAGGAAGAATATAATCTTGCAAATGTCACGGCTAAACGTGCGGAGTTCTATGAAAAAGTGGTGGCTAAAACATTGGAAACCGTGTAATGAAGAAACTCTTTAGAAATATAGTTCTTTGGGTATACATCAAACTTCATACGTTGATGATTGCCGTTGGCGTGGCGTTATTTAACACTGAACAAGAAATACTGAAAGCCAATCCTGATAATCTTAAAGAAGGTGATAAGCATGTTCAGAGAATGCGTCACAGGAATCAGTTATTAGAAAAGTTTTATGCTGGTAAAACCGATGAAAAGTATGTTCAGGAATATTATGAAGTGTTGAAGAAAGCCGATAAATTCATAAGAACAGCAACACCTCATCAAATGGCGGTCGCTGCCGATAAATACGGTACGAGTTATGGCATGAAAGACAAATGGGGTAGACGTTATGAACACTATGGTTTTTTCGATGATAAACATAAATACAGTGGCAAGACATTGGGTGAGGTTCTGGCTATGGAATTCGAGGAAAGACGTACTAAGGATGATGATTTGGATATAATGTACATCTTTAATAACACACCCATTGAAGTCGGTTTAAAAGATATTGGCGAGTCAATTGGTCGGAAGACCAAGGGAATAAAAATTCATCCAATAACCGAAAATTATGGGGACGTTATGGATTTCGATGTAACACATTTACGTGATATCGAAATTAGAAAAACCCCGTCATATGTCAATAGGATTATTTTTAAATGGGATGCCATTGATATCGTTGACATTAATAAAGCCAGCAAACAATTTAGATTTCCGATAAGTGTGGTTCGTGACAACGAGAAAGCGATAAATAAAATTGAAGAACTAACAGAATTTCTACATGTTAAAAAAATTGGGTTTGAACACCGACAACTGGAATTTTTCATTCCATTACATTTTAAGACATCTGAAATCGATGATAATTCAGATGTATTTAGAGAAATTATTGGTATTAAACAAGTTTTTATTCGTGATGAATACGGAGAATTTCTTGCTTTTGGTGTTAATAATTTCATAAAAAGAATAATTTATAACGACACTCATGAAGTACTTAAATTCGATGGGATTGAAATGCAAATCATGGGTAAAAAAACGTAATACTATGTCAAAATTTTTAGAAGACTTAAAAAATGCTGCTGATGGTGGAGAATTTAATTCAGAAGCAGCGAAAAAAATTATCGAAGTGCATGAAGCTGCTGAAAATAAGGCTAAAAACATGGATACCGAAGAACTGGAATCCTCATTAAAGAAAAGAATGGAAGACACACCAGTTGAACCAGTTTCTGAGGACGAGGTATCGGAACTAAATTCGGAATACGAGAAAAGAATGGCTGAAATAAAAGAAATTGATGCAGCTAATAATCAGTTAGCGATGCTAATTGAAATCGAAGATATGGTGAAACTAACGCTTGGTGACATGCTGGGTCATATTGAGGGTCTGGAAGAAAATCTTAAAGATAAGCTCGATGACACACCGTATCAGGAACTAAAATTAAAAATCGAAGAAATAAAATCAAAATACAAATTTTAATTAAAACAAATATTTATGGCAAAAATCGAAAAAGCGTCTGAGGATATCGTAAATCTATTCGAAGAAATCAGAGAGAAAACCAGTATTCCGAGTTGGATACAATTTGAAATTCTTAGTAATAACAAACAAAAAGAAATATATAAAATCAGTAAAGCTAATGACATTATTGAGGTTCTAACTAATGGTGTGAATTTTATTGTTGTGGTTAATGAAGAAATTCTGGATGAATTACCATTTGATATGCAAGAAATGGTTATGAATGAAGCACTTGCTGGGGTTGTTGTGAATGACAATGACGTTGTTTCTCTGAACAAACCAGATTTTAACACATATACTGGTTTATTAATAAGTTATGGTCATGATTCGATAATCACATTACATGAGTCGATTAAAAGTCTTTATGACGCAAAGAAACAGAAAGAAGACGAAGAAAAGGCGAGAACGAAAAAAGTCAAAGCATAATAGTTATATTAAATCCGAAGTCCCGATAATTACTTATCGGGATTTTTTTGTTTATAAGTATTTATAGGAAATTAATGTAATGAATTCATATAACATAACATTTCCATTTAAAGATGACGTGACCACGAACACATATGTTCAAATGAATCGTGTGACTAAAGATGCCTATCTTTCAAATTTATTGTTGTTATTATTAACGGAAAAACATGAAAGATATTATCAACCAGATTACGGCACGTTCTTACTTCAACATATTTTTGAACCCAATGACGAAATCACTTCACGAATGGTTGAAGAAGACATTAAAGAAACCGTGGCGTTATTCATGCCTGAAATCAAAATAATGTCGGTGAGTTTCAATTGGTTAAACGATGATAATGGTCAACCAATATCTGAAAATCAATTAAATGTAAATGTTAAATTCGTGTATAAAGAGGGTTCGTTATCGGAAGAAGGTAATTTAGACTTAAATTTTTAAAAAATGGCAACTGAAACAACAAATGTGATTCGCTACGGAAGCAGAACTTTCTCTGAAATCAGAGAAGATTTAATTGCTTTAATCAGACAAAGTTATCCTGAGATACTTAGTGATTTCACGGATTCCAGTGTGGGTGCAATGGTTATTGACCTGAATGCTGGTGTAACAAACAACCTCTCGATGAATACCGACAGAGCATTCCAAGAGACTCAATTGGAATACGCACAACAGAGGTCAAGTATTCTGAATATAGCAAAAAATATGGGGTTCAACATACCTGCTCGTAGACCAAGTGTTACTGTTGTTGATTTTAGTGTAACGATTCCCGTTCTGGGAAACGCACCCGACCCAAATTATTATCCTGTGTTAAATGCGGGAGCACAAGTTGTAGGGGGTGGGCAAACATTCGAGATTCAAAATAATGTGAATTGGAGTACGGCTGTGAGTAGTTTGGGTGACCCAAATAGAAGCATTATTCCAACACTCGACCCCAATGGTATCCCCATTAATTATATCGTAACCAAGAGAGAGGTGGTATTAAATGGTGCTACAAACATATTCAAAAAGGTCATCACTGCCAGCGACATCATTCCGTTTTTCAGTATAACGCTTCCCGACCCAGATATACTGGAAATCGATAGCGTGATTCTATTAGAGGGCACGAATTACAGTAATAATCCAACAGAAACCGAATTCAGGAATACTAATAATCGCTATTTTGAGGTTGATTTTCTCGCACAACAACGTGTTTTTATTGAAGACGAACTCAGTTCATCGAATAATGGTAATACTGGTAATATTAAAGCTGCGAGATGGATAGATGTGACGAAGAAATTTATTAAGGAATACACACCGAATGGATATTGTAAACTTACTTTTGGTTCGGGTGATGCCGATGTCAATGCTTTTAGAGATGGTTTACTTAAAGCGGGTGTGAGTAACCGACAGTTTCTCGATAATTTCCTGAACAACACGGCACTCGGTGAAAAACTTAAAGCCAATTACACGTTATTTGTTAAATACAGAACTGGTGGGGGTGCGAGTTCAAATATCGGTGCAAATGTTCTGACTCAAATGGGTGCATACTCTATGGAAGTGAACGGAAGTCGTCAGCAATTCAACCAAGCCGTTAGAAGAAGTCTTACCGTTAATAATCCGATACCTGCAATTGGTGGTAATAACGGCTTATCTACGGAGCAAATCAGACAACTTGTTAAATATAATTTCAGTGCGCAGCAAAGAAGTGTTCAGTTGACCGATTACCTGTTACAGGTTTACAAGATGCCCGGGGAGTACGGTTCACCATATCGAGCAAACGCCTATAAATTAAATAATAAAATCGTTATACCTATAATAGGTATTGGTGCAGATGGTAAACTTGATAACACCAGCAACTCATTGCTTCAGGAAAACATCACGGAATGGCTTACTGAGTTCCGTATGGTTAATGACTATGTGGAAGTTAAAGACGGTCAAATATTTAATCTGGGATTTGAGGTTGATGTGTTTGTGGAAAATCAAGCCGATAATCAAATCGCAAACAACATAATTAATAAGATATCGAATTATTTCAATATTGCGGAACACGAAATGAATGAGGACGTGTATCTCGGAAAACTTGAAAGACAGATTCTGGAAGTCAATGGTGTTATAAATATAGTTAGTCTCAAGGTCTTTAATTTAGTGGGTAACCAATATTCGATAAATACCGTGGCTCAACCCATATCTAACACCACGACAGGTGAGATACGAATTGAAAACAACACGATATATTCAACGCCTGATTCGATGTTTGAAATCAAATATCCTCGAAAAGACATTAAGATTTCACTAAGAAAGAAAGTCAGTAATTAATGGAAAGAATTAAAAGGGAAATATTGCAAGCCGTTACAACAGGAGTAACCGCATGTACAGGTACAACAGGTAACTGTTATATCATTATTCCCGATACAGGTGTCACGTATCAATTTAAGGTGGGACTGACTCAAGATACTCGTGATATCGGGTTTCTCGATGCCTACATTGAGCCAATATATCCCAGTCCGTATGGTGGTGGGGAAATTCCGCTTGGTGGTGAGAATCTCATCACACCGTTAACAGTGAAAACGGGGACGGCATCAAGTACCGATAAATTCCATTATTTCACCACACATGAAATAACTGATGATGGTGGTGAGGTTGTTACAAGATATGGTACATTATATACTGCTGATAGTAGTTTCAGTGACCCGACTCAATTAATAGATGAAAACAAAGGAAATATATCAATCATTGATTTGGGTTACAACGATACGTTAACACTTGATGAAGAAGCTGGGGAAACAAAGACTTTTGGTGGAAAAATATTTGGTATTGCTTCAGGGATAATATATTTTAGAGCATATGCCATAAATGCTAACGGTATTGCATATGGTGAAGTTAAGTCAAAAATGTTACCAATATTGACAGGTCCTGTATTACTGTCAAAAGATAATGATGATGCATTTACAATTGATTAGTTTAATACGTTATGAGAATAATACAGAGTTTTGCACAGTTTGATGAGGGGTCTTATTACCTGAAACACGATAAACAAAATAATGAAAAAGTTTATTTGAATTTTTATGTCACGTTATTAAGTGTTTTAACACTACAGAAACAATGTGGAGAAGTAACCATGTATTGTAATCAAAAAGCATACGATTCATTCCTCAAATATTTACCCTATAAACATTTTGAAATCAATGAAAATAAAAACGATTTTACGTTTTGGAACTATTATAAGGTCGATACAATTAGAAAACAAACAGAAAAATTTATTCATGTAGACCCAGATGTGATGATATTCGGTGATTTATTTTCAGATTTTTTTCAAAAAGGAAAATATGATGCGATTGTTCAAGACACCATACCTGAACACAGTAATCCCCTGAAAAAAGACATGAAAATCATTACAGATTTTTTAAAAAGAACAGAATTAATCGATTATAGATTATGCGATGGTAAGGCATTTAGTAACGGTGTTGTTGGAATGACGATTCCAGTTAAGGAGGAATTTATGAAAATCGCAGACATGTTCCGAGATTCTTATTTGAAAGGCGAATTAAAAATAAATCCCGATTTGATTTCAATGGCATCTGAAGAACTGGCTTTTTATCTCGTAGCAAAAAAAAATAACGTGAAATCATTGGAAATTTTACCATATGATTTAACTCTTAATAACGGGGCACGTGAAATCAAAAACAAAAAGAAATACACGCATATGTGGGGCAGCAGTAAATTCAACCCCAAGTACATTAAACTAATGAAACAAAAAACAATAAAAGATTTTCCAGAACACAGAAAAACAATTGAAAAATATGAAAAAGATGTTCTGAGTAAATTAAATAAAATAGATGTTACATGGTAACTGGAGTAACAAATAATACTGAATTAAGATAACGATATGAAAATTGATGGAAATATACGTAAACACATGGATATTTTATCTGAAATCACTGAGTTTGGTGAATTTTTCTACGGTGGTTCAATTGCGGATTATTTTAATTTAGGTGGGATTGGGTTTGATTATGACGTTCATGATATTGATATTAATATTATGGATATTAACACATTAAATAAAATTGAAACTCATTTTAATACTAAATCATATCAATTTCAGTCATCACACTATGAACATAATCAAATGGTTTTAAATAATGATTTAATTCTTGATATTTTTATGAATATCGGTTATGAATATTGTGAGAGAATATATGAGAATAAAAGGATACTACATGTATCACCAATTGGTAGATATAATATGTTGAAAGATGTGGTTAGAATATTTGAAAAACAAAATATTCACGATGCTCAACAACACCAGAGAATATTCAAACACCTGAAAAAAATAATGATATATAAAAGTATTTTGAATCTATGAATAACATTAAAATTATATATGTATTTCCTTTTAATTATTATTATTGTCGTGGCATAGACGATACGAAAAAAAAATTAAATAGATTAATATATAGCGTATTAATGGTAAATACCAATATCACAAGTAACATAAGAATATATGTTGATATTAGTGCGTATAGAATAATATCAACATTGTTTCCATTTAATTGTGAACTGGTGAAATATAGTGGTTTTAATGCGTTCAAAAGTAAAGTTATTTCTTCTCAGAAAGAACCGTTTTTATTGTTAAATGATTTTGAGATTCTGAAATCATTTGTTGATTTTAAAGGAAAATATATTGATAATGGAAATGTTTTAAATAAGAATTCTGTTGATTACAATATCACCGATAAACATATTGAAAAAACATTGGAAGAAATTTATGGTGATGATTATTATGGGTTTATAAATAAAATTAACGATAAATTTAACGACTATGATAATCATAGGTTAAGAAAGAAATAATATAATTATGGTAACAGGAGCAACAAATAACAGTAGGTTAATCGAACTAAAGAAGTACGCAGTTGGTGTGCCATTTAATCAACAGTATTTCGGTAGTGGTTCGTTTTCCAGTGATGGCGTGGACTTCAGTAATTCTACTGAAGGCGTTGTTGTGACATATTATCTGGGTGGTATTAAATTCGTTGATAACGTAACTGGTGGCACAACAACATTCACCTACACGCCACAGGGAACAAGTAGTCCTGATTTCATTAATGCCCCCTATTATAAAGACCCAAACGAATCAAAAATCATTGGTAATCCTAAAATCAATAACGATGTATTTATTATTAGAGACCAGCAATCGGCTTTCGATAAAAACTATAAATTGGAATTTATTAAAAGAATGGTTGATTTAACAACGTATGCTGGTGGTAAATATTTCAACATTATAAACAATACGTAATATGGCAGTAGGAGTTTACGGCACAATAAGACCAGCAGATGTAAGCATTAATGATATCGATGTTTATTATAATTATGCACCCAATAGAGAATCCGAAGTCGGTGAGATTCAAAAACTCGATTCCACGGAAATTTTATCCTATAATTATCTGCCTGAAGACGAACAGATTATCGGTAACGAAAACCTGTTAGAAGGTCTTTATAATATCAGTCTCCCCGCTGACGTTTTTTCGGAAATCGGAATATATACGCTATACCTCAAACCCAAAAGATTAACAACAATAATAATTGATTGTAGCGTACTTTCATCACTTCCCAGTGTCAAGGGAATTGTTCTGGACACCAATCAACTCCCAGAAGGTCTTCGAGCAAATAACGCCTTACAGGGTTATCGTATTGAATACATTGACACCACAACTAATCTGAAAACAAGAAATCTTGTGAGATATGTTGTGAGTTCAAATAAAGTGGTTCCCGTTACTGAGAATATCGGGAATACGAGTCAGACTTCAACACGTTATAGATTTGATGATAGCGGAACACTTTTATTTCTACAGTTAACGCCAAGCAGTTCATCTAATGTCAAACCTAATGCCACTCCGTTTATCGGAGTTCCAGACCAAACCATAATAATATCCAACACCTTTTTTTCCCCACTGGTTATCGAAGTCAATCTGGTTGCCAATACAATTGATACGCTTTCCGATTTAGTTGGTGGTGAACAAGTAAAAGATGTTGACAACGGAATACTTACATATTATAACAGTGATAGAGTTATCACCAGACAGTTCAATATTTATGAAATAAAAGACGATGTTAATAATGTTCCGCTATACGAAGTCAAGGAAAGACGAACAATTATCGATGAAACACAAAATTTTAATGACGTTATTGAAGACGTTCAATAACGCCTGATATCATTTCATTAAGAAATCCCAATATAATTCATTGGGATTTTTCTTTTTATCGTATTTATAGTAAATCATAGACAGTGGCAAAAGTAAAGGTAATCAACTCCAAGCTCAACGGCAATCTAAATGGTTCGTATTTCAATGATACGCCATCAAATACCATTTTTTCTTTTGGCAGGTTTTTCGTCACAACTAATTTCGATGATAAAACCACTATTGATTACAGTAATACTCTGAGTTCTTTTGTTACTCCTGTTAGTTTAGATACTCTGGGAATCGAAGACAGGCAATCCGAAATAATGAATTTGTATAGTAATAACGCAGTTCTTAATCTCGATAAAACCGATTTAAATACTTTTGTCAAATTTGGTTCAGCATATGAGTTTCTCAGAGTATCGATACAGAATGTAATTACAGCGTACCCGGGTTCGTTATTCGCTAATTCACAAAAAGATATTGGTGGGAACACTACTTTTACTGGTCTATCATACAATCAGATTGAAAACGTCTCAACTTTTTATGTCCCAATTAATGCCGTTGTAAATAAATTTGGTCTGATAACCAATAACGGGAATCAGGAAATTCCTGACGGAGTTGAACTAAAGAATCTCAATATATCTTATGAGGATTACACCGTATGGTCTAATCTTGAACCCAATACATTGTTTAAGGTAATTGGATACACGGGAAACACTGATAAGCATTCAGACCCGCTAAAAAGAAATTACATCAGACTTCAAGTCGAAGGAAATCCATTTGAATCTCTCGGAACAGGAACTACTGCTCAACAGGACTTTCATATACGTCCAAATAATGAGGTTTTTGAGGAATTCAGAGCACTTCTTGACCCATATGAACGTAACCTCGTTTCGAAAAGAAGAGGTAGTGATGGCTACGTATTTAAGCTAAAAGAACCTACGCTTCTCGAAGACGGAAAAATATTGTATTACGATAAAGAAGTGGTTTGGGTAACTGGTGACCAATATAATATCGATATTGATACTCCAAGTTATCAAAACTTTCTTACGATTGTCCTGACTATTGGTTCGAAATACGACCAGATTAAAACCGACCTCATCGCAAGATTTTTAACACCAGCTTCGCTGAAAAACTATGATTTTACCGATGAGAAAAAAACTACAAAACTTCTGAGACTATATGGTAGAGAATTTGACCAGATGAAAGAATTCATTGATTCACTGGTTTACATTAATAAGGTGACATACGATAAGAAAAACAATATACCTGACCAACTCATTCAAAACATGGCAAGAACCTTTGGGTGGGATTATTTTAACCTTTTAAATGAGAATGAATTGGTTGAGAGTTTCTTAACTGTTGACGACACGGAAAGAGACCTTAATAACAACGAATTACCTGCTGAAGTAGATATTGAATTATGGAGACGCATATTAATGAATACCAGCTATTTCTGGAAATCAAAAGGTACTCGTCAGGCAATAAAATCTATATTCTTGCTTATCGGGATTCCCGAACCTTTTATCAATATAACGGAATACGTTTATACCGTTGATGGTAAAATCAATCCGAATACCGTTACGTTAACAGCTAATGATTTTCCAAGTAATGATTTACCATATGATAATAGTGGATATCCCAGAGCACCACTTGAAACCAATGATTTCTTTTTCCAGATAAGCGGTGATACCGATAGTGGTCAGGCTTATCTCGATGTTTTCCGTCAAGCTGGTTTTGTTTTGAAACAGACTCCCGATAACAAAAAATCGTGGATACAAACAGGTGCTACCACTCGTGAGCACTACAGTACGTCACAATATTATCAAGAAGATAGTAAATTGGTAATCAACACCAAGGAAATCGATATTGCCTTAGATACTTCCAGAGGTATTGAGTACGATGTTTACAACTACATTCAAACCGACTTCGCAGCAAACAGCAGTGGTTACACTCTCCCGTATTCCTATGTGAATATCAGTAATATCCCTCGTACTGGAAACACATTTTCTTTACCGACAAGTGTGAACAATAAACTCGGTGATATCGAAGTTAGATATAACGGCATATTGTTAAATGCACCGAGTACTGGTAATACAAGTGGTTATACGAGTGGAAACACAGAAACCGCAGAAGCCGATTATACTGTCAGTGGAAATACATTTACAATACCACAATTAAGTACAGGTGTCAGGGATTCTGATGTCATTCAGGTCACTCTTATTGATTCAGGAACCACAATTAGTAATGCTGCGACAAGTGCTATTACTATTACGTATATTGTTACTCGTGTTAAAGCCGAATTAAGTGGTACATATGTACCATTACCAAGTTTCCCACGTGGGGACGTACAACTTACAATTAATGGCATTGCGTTAACTAAAGGTACGTCTCAATTTAGTGCGGACTACATCGTTGACCCAGCGAATTCAACTGGTGGGACTAATTATCTCATCATTCAGAATCCCGATGTTATAACATTTTTAAATGCTAATCCTGATGTTCAGATTTCATACATGGAAGTACAGGGGAGTAATGATATTAATTTGAGAAGTGAGGTATTCAGGGTAGATAGTTTTAACAGCAGTAAGATATATTTTAACAACAGTGCAAATAAATACGTATATAAACTCAATTATAAAGTTAATAATGCCAGTGAAGTTAAATTTCTAATAGATGGTATTGCATTGGAACCATATTTGGATTATAGTGTGAATGTAATGAGTCCATATGAAATCTTCTTACCACAAGGTATACGATATGGTAGTGTAATTAGTGCATATTATCTCGTAGGTGGACAAGGTGCATTCGACCCTGTTATTAATGACGTATTTGGACTCGGTGATATCAGCGAATTGTCGTTCTTGGAATTTCTGGAACTGGTTCAGAGGAAAATGATTAACGCCAGAAATCGTAAAACAGTTACTGATTTCAAAGGCGGTTGGTATCCCGCAGTACTGGCGATTTATGAAAAATATTTAAGAAGAGCATTGCTTCCCGATGACGACCCATTGCAGTCAAACGGATATACGTTTCAGAATCTCTATTCATTTTTAAGCAAATATAACGCATTTTTCCAGAGATTTGTTGACCAGTTGCTACCTGCAACAATAATCAGAAGACGTGGTGGGTTACTGGTTAGAAACACATTATTTACAAAACAAAAACATTGGTATAAAAGAGGTGTCAATGTAGCCAACACTGAAAATCTTAATTATGATTTAAGGGGAAATCCCGTGGTACAATATCTCGGTGATGCGGGTAGTAAGTTTCAGATATTTCAGCAGGTTGTTGCTCCACCACAACCACCGCAGCCACCAGAAATGTTTGTTGAAACAATACCGGGTGTATTGGGTAGTCTAACCACTGGTGGTCGTAACATCCTTAATTATGATTTAGTCACGGAATACGGTATCGAGTATAAGAATATTAACCCATATCCATACGGAGGTTCTGTACCATTGGGGTTACTAAATTTAACCGAAGGCATTGATTATGATGAAGAAGAACTTCCGAATGAATGGGTTAAATTGTCATTGGACGAACCTCTCATTCAAAACAGTTTCAGTCTCACACTTACTGGTTTAGATGATGATACTACTTATAATTATAGGGCGTTTGTTGAAGCAGTTGGAACTGGTTTCACTGGTAACACATTAACGGTAACAACCCCACCCCCACCACCCCCACCACCAAGTGTAGATACGAAAACCGCAACGAGTACCAATACCACACAAATTATAGATACTGGTGGTGTTAATGTTGTTCGATATGCAGATGTACAATATTATGCGGTACAATATAGACAAGGTACTTCAGGCTCTTGGTCAACGTCACCATCGACACCAAGTACGGGACCGCTCAGTACCAATAACTGGACACGTACAATTTCTGGTCTCAGTCCTAATCTATCATATCAATACAGAGCATATATTGTGGTTGGTGGTGTGGCGTATTACGGTGCAATTAAAACCATTTCGACCCAAGCAATACCAGCATCACCACCTGAAGTCGATACTGGAGATGCTGATTCTGTAACTGAAAACAGTTTCGTTGTAGAAAATAACGAGGTCTTAGATAACGGAGTTCCTTCGGGAGATGGTGATATGAAAGAATACGGTATTTTATGGACAACAAGTCCAAGTTTAGCAACTACTTCAAACATGAAATTCAGTACGGTTTCAACACTGCCATCAGGCATATTTAAAGATTCAAGTACAACGGGATACCCGGGCGAGGGTAGCGTATGGGATAAAAACGCAACTGGATTACCGCAAGATACTCAGGTTTATTACAGAGCGTTTGCGAGAAACGGAACCACAACCGCTTCAATAGGATATGGTGATATTCGTTTTCAACAAACTGCTGGACCTATCATCGTCAATCTTAGTTTGGTTAGTTCACCACCGATAGAACCGGGTGGTACAAGTTCTTTCGAAGCTCAATTAACTACAAGCAAGCCAATTACAACGGGTTCATTCTGTATTAATATTGGTGCAACCAGTCGTTCTGCGACATCTGTTGCCCTACCGAAGCCAATTAGTGCTATATCATGTGTTAAGAGAAATACACTTACATGTGCCGAAACACTTACAAATGCACCAGCATTGAGTGCACCATATAATGTTAGTGATGCTGATATAACGACAATAAGAATTGATGCAACAACCACATATGACCCATCAGTATATAGTTTCTGTGTGCGTGCTCTTAGTAATCTCGCTAATTGTAATATTAATTATTGTAACAATACCAAAGTTGAATTAGTTAGTATTGTGAATGCTTCAGGTATTAATGTGGCGTTGGGTGGTGCAAGAACATTGTGTGCATATAATACCACAAATTCCTGTATTGGAAACGGTGGTGGAATAATCCTTGACGGACCTTAACAAATAAAAATAAAATGATTGTATTTATTAGAAAGAAAGTTTAAATGGCATTCATAGATAAAAAAAATCCAGTTGTAATCAATATCAAATTGACCTCACATGGCAGGGAATTACTGGCAGCGGGTGAATTGGATTTCCAGTATTATGCCATCGGTGACAGTGAAATTGATTATAAATTCAATGCCGAGGTTAATGCCGATGACACGGAATACACGGCATTCGATGCCAGTATATTGCAGCCAGCAGATAATAATCCCGAAATGATTTCGTTTATCACAAGAAATGTTACTGGTGACAGCCTTAATCTGCTTTCGAGCGTACCAGTTACAGCATATAGTGTTGAGAATCAAGTCGATTCGCTGGGATTTTTCACAGACCCAAATACCACTACGCCTGATTTCATCACAGATAGCAATCACGTAAAACAACCCGATATGATGATTAACATGTCGGGAATTACTGGTGGTAATAGCGTTACATTAAAAAAAGCACCGACATTCGGTACAAGTGGAGAAGCACCTGTAGCTGGTGACCTTTTACTTATTAAATGGACAACCAGTGGCGACACAACGGGACACACAATAAATATATCGGAACCCAGACAATACCTTTGGTATCAAATCACTGGTGTCACAGGTAGTCTTGGTGGTGATAATATAGTGGTGAGTCTGGATAGAGATGTCCCTAATTTCAGTGGGATGAGTTTGCCCTCTGGATTAAAAGCTGGTGCATTAATATACTATAATGAAATCAATTTTAGTGGTGACAGTGTATTCAATCTAACACCAACTCAGTACGTTGATGAATCCGTATTGTCTTTCTTAGAGAACAGTCAGTGTCCCACAATCGTATTCCCGTATTGGAATCTAAGTATTATTCATACACAGGAAATAGCTGGTATACAAGCTGCTGATTTGAAATACACGCAATTCAAGAACCGAAAGTTTGGTGGCTTCGTATCATATATACAGAATCAAGCACCTGTTAATAAAAGACTGGGTGTCGTGCATTACACCAATAGTAGTCCTGCAAATGTATATGCAGAGGGATTTCTGATGAATAGACTCGCTGATTTTCAACTTGATATTCCCACAATTATGTGGCACAAATCAGCAACCCCGACTTTAGGTGCAACATTTACACCCAATGGAAGTCCTAAATTATTAACTGGTGTCACAAAATCACTGAATACCACATATTATGATTTAGTGGATATAAACAACACCAGTATTGTGGTGGGTAAGGTTTTCAATGAATTAAAACTCGTAGTTATTGAAGACCAAGAATTGCTTTACGCAATGGAATATAAATCAAATCGAAACTTTACATTACCGAATTACAATGCCGACACCAATACAATTGTATTTGGTTCTGGCGGTGGTGGAACAAATGTGACTTGGACTACACCCGAAAACAATACATATGATAGTGGTTATGGCGATAATTTAGCAAATATTGTGTGTCTTGAATATTGTCATAGCACAAAAGACTGGACATCATTCCCAAGCGGTTCAAGTATATCTCTTGGTAATATATGTGATGCTGGGTATCGTGTTAGTGTATATAATATAGAAGGTGAAGATATTTTTACTGAAATATGTGCAAAAAATATTGTAACTAATTCATGCATTGACATCAATGATAATGATAGTTATGGTGATATAGAGGTATTTACCACGGCATTGTGTGATATAAATAATATTGATATTACCGAAGGAATTGTTTTCTGTGGGGAAGTATATTGTTAAATTAAATTAAAATGGCAGCAAGCGGACATACAATATTCATAACATACGTATTAATACCAACGGGTAATACTATTGGAAATGGTTATCAACAACCTATTCATTGTAATTATATTAAGAAATTACAAGCCACAGCAGCGGACCCTTATATTACGGAAGTCAATCTGAATTTTCCCAACCCAAAAGATTTTAAATTTCTTAATGCTGATATTACTACTGGCACTGGTTATACTATGAATTGTATTCATGCCGTGGTGCAAATCGTAGATAATTCGGCATTTAATAGTCTTGCGGATGTCATACCTGATGCCAGTGCGTGGAAATATTTTGACATTAGTAATCAAGTTAGTGGGTATACGGGAATCTTAACGCCTGAAAACCTCACAGCACAAGTTTTTAAGATTCCGTTTTATAATTACGATGGATTACCAGATTATACTCTTAATTATTTGAATTATCCCTCAAGTAGTCAAGTAGATAACCTGAGTTTTGGAGACGTAACGTATTTCTTTGGAAACCTAACAACTAAAATTAAAGCCGATGTCTATACTATGGACATCAGTATCGACTTGCCTCTCGATGAATTCAATTCCAGCACAAATTTGAGTTGGGATGGCGGTGAAACCGTCTTCATTAGTGAAGTGGGGATTTACGACAGTAATAGGAATTTAGTGGCAATCGGTAAATTAAATGACCCCGTACCAAAAGACTCTACGATTTCCAGAACCATTGTTTTTGCCGTTGATTTCTAAAAAAAATCACATAAATCTATAATTTTTTATAATTTCTTAGTATTTATTATAAATTAAAAATAATGAATATGAAAGAAATTCTTACAATCAATGAAACCAAACCCAAATCGGTTATTATTGAGGGTAATCTACACGGTAGATTCAAAATGTATTGTAAGGGTAAGAGTTTAAAAATAGGTGGGGTGATTGAAGACCTCATCGCCCTGTATTTGAACAACCCCAAGAAGATTCAATCTATGATTGAAGATGCCAAAGAAATTAATTACGAAGAACTTCGCAAATTTAGTAAATAATCCAGTTATGCAGAAATACATTTGGTCATTAGACATTAGTACAACAAATATCGGTATGGCATTATGGGATATCAGGGGTGGTTTAATTGAACTCAAACATCTTGAACTAAAAACCGATAAAAATACGCCCGTTGAAAATCGTGACATACATAAAGCCGAGATTTTCAGGAAATACGTTATGGAATTTAAAGAACGTATATCGAAAGAATTTAATGGACAGGTTATCCACGTTATCGTGGAAGAACCACTCGGTGGAAGCAATAACGCCAACACTGTTTCATTGTTATTTGGGTTTAATGGTATCTGTAGATATATATTGTATGAGATATTCGGTACGTATCCCATGAAAATAAGTGTACATGAAAGTCGTAAACTTTTTTGTCCCGAACTCGTTCATACTGAGAAGAGAAAAGGTAAAATGGTTGAAGTCCTAAGTTTTCCACCTGAATATCGAAAAGAAAAGAAGTTGTATATCTGGAAAAAAGTTAGTAAATTAGAACCGCAAATCGAATGGTTTTATAAGCGTGGAAGCACTACCGACCCAAAACCAATGTGTTTTGATATGAGTGATAGTTATGCCGTGGGGTTTGCGGGGTTAAAAAAGTTGGGATTCATTGCATGAAATACGTTTATTTGATTCAATCGCTCGAAGACGGTTATTATAAAATAGGTGTTTCTAAATCTCCTGTTCATAGATTGTATGCGTTGCAAACAGGAAATTCTTCAGAACTAAAGCTCATTGAAACCTATCAATCGGAACACGCACATCGAATCGAGAAGACCTTGCAAAGACACTTTTCTTATTTAAGAAAAGAGGGTGAGTGGTTTGACATGGGTATTAGTCATGAAAGTTCATTCCTTACGGAATGTAAGCGAATCGAGCGTAATTTTAACATTCTTAAAGAAAGTGGTAATGTATTTATATAAAAACCTTGCGTTTTTGGGAAATTTGTTATAAGTTTGACAAAATTTCCGTAAATCACATTATCTTAATTAATACATAATGACAAAAGAACGAATTGAAAAAGCAGTAGAAATTATTGAATACGCAATAGCTAACCAAGTGTCGGTCAAAGAAGCATCAGTAAAATGTGGAATGTCCGACACTTATGTTAAGAATACCAAGGCAGTTGTGTTCGATAAGTACGAAAATGGTACGCTTGATGACGACCTTTTTAACCTATTTAACGATGCCTATGGAAGTTATACAAATGTAACGGGATTCGCAACAAACACCAGAACAGAACCCAATATCGAGGAATCCCAAAATAAACCAAAAGACCTACCCAATGTCCCTGATTTTGGTGAAAAAGAGAGTTTCGAACAAAAAGATGATAATAATGCCGAATATACATGGACTGCTGGTAGAAGTTATCCCAGTGACCACGTAAGAACGCTGGACGATTTAATTGCAGCGACTAAAGTTGACCTTGATATCTGGAAAGTCACAAGGCACGTAGTTAATAAATGGGATGTTACGAGTTGGAAATCAGGTGAACCTGAAACCGTGCAGAACTGGCAGGTAAAGGCATGGCTCGAACGTGACCTTCAGGTTGTCCGTGAAAGACAAGTGGGTGAGATATTCCAAGAAATGAGTAGAGATTACACACCACCAGTATTTCCATTCATACCGAGACCCAACTCAGCGAAACAAAGCATCGAAGACAAGAATCTCTTGGAAATCAGTATTTTTGACCTACATATAGGTAAACTTGCTTGGGGTGGTGAGACCTTTGAAAATTATGATGTTAAAATTGCACGTAAGCGATTTCTTGATAGTATTCAGAAACTGGTTCAGAGAGCCAGTGGATTTAATTTTGAACGCATTCTTTTTCCAGTCGGTAATGATTTTTTTAATAGCGACACAATGGAAAACACAACAACCAAGGGAACACAACAAGATGAAGACCTGAGATGGCAGAAAACATTTAGGGTTGGTGTACGACTTCTGGTAGATGCCATTAATATGTTAAGAGAAACAGGTGTACCAGTGGATGTGTTGGTCATCCCCGGTAATCACGACTTCGAACGCAGTTTCTACATGGGTTCGTACCTCGAAGCATGGTTTAAGAATGATGCTGCTGTAAATATTAATAATCACGCCTCACCGAGAAAATATTATCGTTACGGCAACACGCTTCTCGGACTCACACATGGAAGCGAAGAAAAGGAAGCCAGTCTTCCACTTCTCATGGCAACAGATGTTGAATCCAAACCCATGTGGAGCGATACAAAATTTCATGAATGGCATCTCGGACATATTCATAGGAAAAGAACTGTTAAATACGAAATAAATAAAAGCAGACCATTAAATGAAGACTTGGGCGTAACCGTTCGCTATTTGTCAAGTTTAACAGGTACTGAAGAATGGCATCATAAAAAGGGTTTCGTGGGGTCAACTAAAGCTGCTGATGGCTTTGTTTGGAATCATGAATTCGGTTTGGTTGCACACTTAAATACAAATTTAATAATAGACTGACATGACAACAAAAAAAGAAGACAAAGATGTTATTGGAATTGCTAAAGGCACATCTGGAACGAGAAAAAAAACCACTACCAGAAAACCAGCAGCAAGAAAGACAACAAGAAAACCTGCTGCGAAGAAACTCACTCCAGAGCAGGAAAGAGACCTTAAGGCAAAACAAAAGGTCGAGGAATTACTTAAAGACGCTGAATTAAGTCCGAAAAAGGAGAATGATTTACTCGAACTCGTTGAAGACGAGAAAGTAGATGAACCAAAAGGCGTTGAATGGCTGGAAGAACAGGTTCAGACCCTGATTGATGAAAACAAAGCACTAAAAGCCGAAAATCAAGCATTGATGGAAGGCGGTAACGCTGGAAGCGATAATGTGCGAAAAGCCGTAATTACGTTGTTCGATGAGATACAGAATAATCACATTAAATTAGGCACAGACCCCAAAACAGGTCTGGGTAATTTTAGGATTTATTGCCCCGGTTTTCTAAATAGAATGATTAAATTCTTCCCGTTTTTAAATGATTACAAGAAATACTAAGTAATATTACATACATATATATTGAATTGCCTTAAAATTTATTTGATTTTGAGGCAATTTTTTTTATCTTTGTCTCATGGTTAGAGGATATAAACGTAAACCAAGAGGTTATTGGACTAAAGAAAGATGTCATAAAGAAGCCTTAAAATATAATAAACGAAAAGATTTTGAGGTTAATTCTAAAGCATCATATGCTGCTGCATATAGAAACGGATGGGTCGATGAAATTTGTTCACATATGAAAAGAACAGGAAATAAGTTATTTCGTTGTGTTTATGTTTATGAATTTCCTGATAACTACGCATATGTTGGATTAACTTATGATGTTAGTAAACGTGATAGAAGCAGAAAATTTCAAAATGATGATGCCGTTACGACATATATTAGAAAAACAAATCTAACGCCTAAACTAAAACAAATTTCTGATTATATCCATGTTGATTTCGCAATTGAATTAGAAAAAGATTTAATTGAATTTTATTGTAATAATGGTTGGAAAATGTTAAACAAAGCAAAGGGTGGTGTGATTGGTGGGAATAGTAAAAAATGGAATAAAGGGGTTTGTGCTATTGAAGCGTTGAAATATGTTAGTAGAAGTGATTTTTATCGAAAATCAAATAAATATTACACTGCTGCACAAAGAAATGGTTGGTTAGATGATATTTGCGGTCACATGATACCAAAAATAACGCATTGGACTTTTAAAAAATGTGAATCGGATGCCTTGAGATATAAAACCAGATATGAATATTCGAAGAAGTCTCATAATTCATATGTTGCTGCTCATAGGCACGGTTGGTTAAATAAAATATGTAAACACATGGTGTGATGGTAGCAGGACAAGAATTTCATTCAATACTTCAAAATATCTTTGGTGATGTTCAAGGTTTAAACCAATCAGAACAGGTGCAAGTGAATTGTCCACGTTGTCAAGAGAAAGAGGGTTTATCATATCCAGATGGTAAATATAATCTGGAAATCAATACTAAAAAAAGGTTATTTCGTTGCTGGAAATGCGATGAACCCAGATTCAGTGGTTCGCTCGGAAAACTAATCAGGGTGTTGGGAAGTCGTATTGATTACGAAATGTATAAATCCTATGCGGGAAACGTCTATGACTATAGTTTTGATGAAGAAAAAGAAATCGAACTCATTGAAGTCAGGTTACCTGATGAAATGATTAGTTTTTCGCAAATGGATGCCACTGACCCCGAACACTTTGAAGCCTATAATTATTTAGTTAATGAAAGAAAACTGAGTCGAGACGTGATTCTAAAATATCGGCTTGGTTTTTGCACCACTGGTCGTTACGCCAAGAGAATAATAATCCCATCATATGATAAAGACGGAGATGTGAATTATTTCGTTGGTCGATATTATGGTACTGACCAGAAACTGAGAAAACATGCACCGTATCGCAACCCAAAAGCCGATAAGGATGCAATAATTTTTAATGAAGGTCTCGTAAACTGGGACTCTACCATATATCTTGTTGAAGGTGCGTTCGAGATGCTTAGTTTCCCCGTTAATATTATACCGATGTTAGGGAAAACGCTATCGACCACATTGTTTATGAAATTGAAAGAATTAAAACCTGAAGTCGTGGTACTGTTAGACCCCGATGCCTATAAAAATAGTGTTGAGTTGTTTTATACGTTACAAACTATTTATATTGAGCATGAAGAGAGGGTTAGGATAGTTAAACTACCCACAAATGAAGACCTTGATGAAATCAGAAAAAATCGTGGTATTCATGAAGTTATAGATGCACTATATGGTGCAAGGGGGTTAACTATTGACGATTACTTTATTCATAAGCTGGAGAAACCATATGATAGAACAAGAAGATACGGAACTCATTCAAGAATCCCTGAATGGGAACGCAAGAACTCAAGAAATACTATACGATAAGTATGTTAAAATTATAAGAGATTTTATAAGGGATAAGTATTCCAGTTATCATGATATCGAAGACGATGTTTCGGAAATCATAATTAAAGTCTTCACCAAATTAGAGACATTTGATTCACAGAAATCCAAATTCAAGTCTTGGGTATTTAGCATTGCTAAAAATCATATGGTTGATAAATGGAGATGTAATACCATAACATTAACCAGTGGAGCATCCTGTACATTTTCAATTACCGCTGATAATGATTATAACAACGCTGCGTATTTCACAAGTAATTGTGATACTGGAATCATGACATTCGATGGGTCTTCAAATATGATAACAATAAATAATTCAGACATCGAATTTGAAAACAGTAGTTCGATTAGCTACATTACAAATCAATTAACCCCACAAGATTATACGTTGTTGGATATGAAATACGTACAGGGATATGATTATAATGAAATCGGAAAAGAGTTTAATGTCACGAGTTCCACTATTAGTAATAGGGTAAACTACATCAAAACCAAGCTAAAAAAGAATAACACCGAAATCATTTACGAATAACTTAAGTATTTATAAAAAATGCTAATCCGATGGGAAAAAAAGGGATATTCGAATATATTAACATCCAGAAACAGAAGAAAATCAATAAAAAGGGTGAGCCATATGTTAGGCATCTTGTGGTCTCAGATAATGGTAAAGAAGAAATAAGTAAAATCAGTCAAGATTTAAGACAAGCTGGTTTTCGTTGGAACAAACTTAATCCATATGATTATTTCATTCTTGATTACGAGTTCAATAAACCCAGAGTTCAAAGAAGAATTTATGATGCTCTGAAGAAAATTAATGAAAAACTGAAAGACGAGGGTGGGCAAGAAAGTGATTACGATACCATTGTTAAAGAAGTGGAAAAAACAATGGAAGACATTAAAGCGTCTGCTTTACCGCTGAAAGAAAAAGACGAACTCGACAAAAAACTGGAGAACATCATTAGAGGTCTCACTAATGAAAACACGGCTTCTGAATATTTTAATAGAATCATCGATTTTTCCAGTAAATTTCATAGCTATAGTACACAGAACATCATATTGATTCTCGCACAAAAACCCGATGCCACTTATGTTGCGAGTAAGAAAAATTGGAGAGAAAAGTTTAATCGCAGGGTGGTTGACGAACGAGATGTTATTACGATTAATTGTGGAAATAAGATGTATGAAGACCCACCCGGGTCGGGCAAATACAAGGAATACACGCAATGGCAACAAGACGATGACAAACAATATCAGGCAAAAGTAAATCAGGGGATATTTCGACCTAATCCCAGAAGAGATGCTGAGATAAAAAAAAGAAGTAAAATTCACCATTTGGAATTTGATGAATGCCCTGTTTACGATATTTCAAATACCGAGGGTGAACCACTTCCCGAACTCGAAAAATCGAACATTAAATTCGGTCATAATCAAGTGGAAAACGCCAACATTTTATTTGCTATCGCTAAGAAAAGTTTGGAAGATGATGGTATTACTGTCACACAAGACCCATCAACAGCGGGTGAACGTGGTTGGAGTAGGGGAAACAGAATCAATATAAGTCCTGACCAAACAGGTGAGATGGCAGCACAGGTTATATTTGGTGAATGGGCATATGATTTAATAAATAATCCCAGTACGGAATTCAACAGAAAACTTCATAAACAATTGGAAGAAAAGGGAGACCTTACACCACAACAAGTTGCACAAATAAAAATGGTTATAGCACAGACAGTCGCTGCAACTATTTGCAGGTATTACAGCGTTCCAACGTCTTTACATCCGAAATACATGGATTTATTAAGAGCACAGGGTGGGTTAAATAGTAAGGATTTGGTTGAGGAAAACACCGATGCCATTGTTGAGATAAGTAGATACATTAGAAAGAAGGTGGAGCAGAACAAGCCAGAAATTGTGGCTCAAATGACGGTAGCACCACCACAATAACAACCCCAGTAATAAAAAAAGGTGTCGAATTCGACACCTTTTCTTTTTTTGGACTCTTAATACTTACGTGATTTCTATTGACTTACTTAACTTCGCTTTCTCATTTTTAGGAATCGTGATGGATAGGATTCCGTTCTGGAACGAAGCACCGATTTTATCCGTTACAACATTATCTGGTAAAGTAAAGACTTTCTTGAAATTACCGTAGAAAGTACTTTTGCGATTATATTTTGTGTCTTCATCGATTTTACGCTCACCTTCAATTGTAAGAACATCGTTCTCCACGTTTAGCGAAACATCTTCTTTTGTGAATCCAGCGAGACCAAATTCCACGAGATATTCATTGTCCTTTTCAATGATATCGTAATTCGGAATAACATTTCTTTCAGGTGTATCCCAGTTAAAAAGTTCGTCATCGAAAAAATGGTCGAGAATATTAAGCATTCCGTTTTGAGGTTTTGAGTATTTCATTAATGTTGTCATAGTTATTTTTATTTTTAAATAAGATTATTATTACCCCAACATAAACAAAATAAATGCCATGACCATATCGCTGACGAAATGACAGGTGTTTTCGATTCAACATGACAAAACGACAAATTTTGAAATTCCTTGCATATAATCAGGGTTTTAGATATATTTGTAAAAAATTGATTAAATGATAAAAACGATTGCCCATCTCGCTGATATCCATATCAGAAAAACGCCTACGAGAAACACTGAATATCAAGAAGTATTTAATAAATTAATTGCCGACCTAAAAAAAAAGAAACCCGATAGAATCGCTATTGCTGGTGACCTCGTACATGATTATCTCGACCTTCAAGGCGAACAACTTATACTGGCACATAGTCTTTTGAGTCAACTGGCTGAAATCGCTCCAGTACGTATTACAAGAGGTAATCATGATTGCCGTAAAAAGAATCTTAAAAGAGTCGATAGCATTAAAGCCATTGTAGATACTCTGCGTAATGATAATGTGGAATATTACAATAAAACAGGTTTCTATGTTGATGATAATGTGATGTGGGCGGTTTGGCATCACGGTGAGAAAAACAATAATCCTTGGAAAACCAAAGAAGGTAAGAAAATCTTAGCATATAATGAACAAGCGGATTACGTGACAATTGACCTCTTTCATGACCCGATTAATGGTTGCAGGTCAACCACTGATTTCGAAATGAAAAGCAATTCTTATTACAAGGTCAAGGATTTCAAAGGTGATTTATCGTTTTTCGGTGATATTCATAAATTACAGTATCTCGATGACGACAAGACCAAAGCATATTGTAGTTCATTGATAGCGCAGGACATCACTGAGGGTGATGATGCGTTTCACGGTTACCTGCTTTGGAATATCGAAGACCTGAAAGCAACAGAAGTCCAGATAGGTAATAATTATAGCTATCATAATGTCAGACTCACGCCATACACGGATTTCGATGAACTGGATTTCGAAATCGAAAACCCAACAAAGCACATGACTGTGAGGTTCGTATGGGGTACATTACCGCAAACCCGTACAAAAGAGAACGAACGCAAGGTAATTGATTATCTAAAAGGTTATTTATTCAAAGAAAAGGATAATATCAAAATTCTTCATAAAAATGAATTCGTTGAAGACGATATTATTGATGTTAATGAAGACATAACATTGGAAAACATTGGTGATGAAGCGGTTCAGCAAGAAATTTTTAGAGAGTATCTTGAAAAAACTGGTACGGGAAGCGAGGTTATTGAAGACATTCTGGCACTTGATGAGGAAATTCTTAAGGAAATCGAAATACCCGAAGACCAGAATACTGAATGGAACATCATTAAATTCGGTGGGAATAATTTCATGTCTTACGGCAGTCTTGATGTGGATTGGCGCAAAATGGATGGGTTGTTCCAGATAACAGGTGAAAATACTGCGGGTAAGACCACCATAATGAAAATCATATCATACATTCTGTTCAATAAGACCTTGGAAACCGAAAACAGGGTGAAACACGGTGATAAACGTTTTGTTAATAACAGGAATGGTGCGAAATTCTGTGATGCGTATCTGGTTCTTGAAAGCAATGGTGAATATTATGGACTCAAGAGACGTACTGACATCAAAACGAATAAAAGCGGAGAGATTACTGGTGCGCCAACAGCATTGAATTACTATATTCTCAATAGTCCCGATGACGAAATGACTGATGATAACGACATCGAAAAACTTGATGAAGACAGGCGACAAAAAACACAGAAACAACTTGAAGCCATTATCGGGTCATATGATAATTTCATGAGAATAGTAATGACAACCAGTGATACGCTTAACAGGATATTATCAAACGATATGGCGGTTTTTATTGATTCGCTACTATATGATAGTGGTTTGGATATCTTCGATAAAAAACTCGAAGGACTCAAATCGTATCAGAAACGAGTTAATGAAAAGCCGAGAGTTAATTGTAATGTCGAAGTAACGACTGAACAAAACAAGACCATGAATGATGAAATTCGGGTTCTTCAGGATGAAATAAAGAACATCGAAACCCTGAAGTTACCCGATGTTCAAAATAGAATTGAAAAAGGGCGTGAGTACATCGAAACCCTCACAAAAAAACTTTATAAGATAGACGAGGAAATATATAATCTGGATGTAGATGCTGCGAGAATCGAAATAAGTGAACACAAGAAAGAAATTGTTGAAATCAAATCACGGAAACTAATTCTGAAACAGAGTATCGACACCCTGCAAGAAACCTATGATGAGGGTAGGTTAAATGAACTGATAACCAAACGTGATGAACACAAGCAAACGGTTTACGAGAAACGAGTTCAGATTAAAGAAGAGGAAAGAAGCAAAAGTGATTTCGAACACAGAATCGAAATACTTAATGGTAAGATTTTCACGTTAAAAAAAGAGGGCGCAAAACTAAAAGAAGAAATTGAGGAACTGAAGAACAGTAAAATCTGTAGTCAGTGTGGACAAGTAATTGATAAACAAGAACATAAAGACCACATAGCGAAATCCGTTAAGGATAAGGAAACCGAAATGTTTGGTATCGCCAAGGAAATCAAGGAACATCAGCACGATATCGATACCGATTGGAAACCCGTGATTAAGAAATGTGATGAGAATATCGAGAGAATCAATGCTGAAATCGTTAAACTTGATTTGGAAATGGAAGACGTGCTCACGGAAATCGGTACGCTAACTAATGAGAAGAACGATGTTGAGAGGCGCAATGTTTTACAAACTGAATTTAATCAGATACCTACATTAATAAAGAACGAAGAACTCAATATTGAAATTCTTGAACAGAAAATCGGTAGACATGAAAACAGCTTGAAGCAAATCGAGGAAAACAAGAGGATAGAGAAGGGAATCGATGCTGCTAAGAAAAAAGTTTATGAACTCGGAATCGAAGAAAGTGATTTTAAGGAAGACGTGTATCTCAGAAAAACCAGCATTGGTGAGAAACAAAAGAAAATCAAGGAAAACGAGATTCTAATATCCGATTTCAAAGAACAAGAGCATCGTGATATGGTATTGAATTTATATAAGAAATGCGTGCACAGAGACGGTATACCGAGACAGATGTTAAGTAATTACATCATACCGAAAATAAATGTCACGCTTGACCGTATATTATCAGTAGCTGCTTTTAGGGTCTGGTTAGATGCTGATGACCTCAGACCCAAACTCGCATACAATGATAGACCAGAATCAATTATTGATTGCATAAGTGCAAGTGGTAAGGAACGGACTTTCTCAAGCATAGTATTGAAATTTGGTTTGAATCAAATCAACGTCAAAGCCAAACCCACGATGTTCTTATTGGATGAAGTCATGAATAAACTCGATGAAAATGCCGTAGAAGAATTTAAGGAAATCCTACAGCTAATTAAATCAAATATGAAGAAGGTTTTGGTTATCGAACACACGCATGAAATCAATCCTGATTATCTGATAAATGTGACACTGGATGAAAACGGAATATCGTCTATGAGCCTTGAATAAAACTTAATTTTTAGTATTTATTTGAAAGTAAACTAAAAATGGATTTAAAAAAATATGATAAATTAAGGCAGAAAATAAACACCAAGGATTTCGAAGGAAATAATAAGGGATTGGATAAGTGGTTGTTTAGATTTTCATTTGTAGGTAATGCGAGTTCAATATTTTTTGCATATTTTCTGGTGTTTCCATCATTATTGAAAGCCATTACAATTAACTTTCTTACTGGTAATTGGGCGGTTGCTTTAGCTTTTGCTCTTACACTTATATTCTTAGTTATTTTCGAAATAACTAAAAGATATTTCATTAGAAATTTTTCACATGATTTCGTTGTGAACTCCAGAAAGGTTGGGTTTAAAGCCTTTAGCTGGCTTATGATTTCAATTAGTGTTGTTGTATTGAGTTTCTATCTCTCAATAACTGGCTCGAAAAACCTCGCAATTACGAGTAGTGCTAAAGACATGATTGCTCTCACGGAAACCACGTCAGAAATCGATAGTCTTAGAGCCGTGTATGACGAAAGAAAAATAGTGTATCTTGAAGACAATAAAACACTTAGAGCAGTTAATACCGACCTTAGAGAAAAACTGGCTTCAACACCATTGAATTACAGAACCGTGAGAAACGAATATCAAGTCAGCATAGATAAAAACACTGAGGTGATTGCTGAAAACGAAGTCAAGATAGATATAATTAACACGGAATTCGAAGCCAGAGTAGATGAATTAAATCTAACACTGAATGAAACCAAACTTGATAATCAGGATGAAGACAGTGAAAACATATTGTTGTTCGTGATAATCGTTATTTTTAATGAACTCATTATAATTGGTGGTCTTTATTTCCGTCAGTATTACGAATATAACCTGTTTTTAATTAATCAGGATAAATATGAAAAAATTTATCAGAAAAAGGATAGATATCGTGCATTGATTTCCTTCATATATAATGACGGAAAACTGGGTTCGGGTGACCGAGTTATGCCGAGTCTTGAACTAAAGGGAATCGTGAAAGACAAAACTAAAATACCTAATAGTAATAAATTCGTAGATGAATTCCTTAGTGAAATGGATAGAATCGGGGTTTTCACGACTGTGGGTAAGCGTAGAAATATTCAGATGACATACCTTGAAGCTCTTGATGCTATGGAAAATTATGACGATACTTATCGTGTACTTGAAAACATGAAATAAAATGATTACCTTTGAGGACAGAAAAAAAGCGGAATTAATTAAGAAAGCATTAACTGTTGTTGATGAACTTGCGGAACTCGATATCGATGATATTGATGAACTCAGTGAACTTATTGAAAGAGCGGAGAAATTAAAACACGACACATATTGGAAATTATGAGCACAAAATTTGGAAAAGTAATCGGTGGTAGAAACGCTATAAGAGTCCCCGGGCGCAAGAAAAAACCTTATCAACCGACTAAATGGGATTTGCGTTTCATGCGACTCGCAGACCTTGAAATCGCTCAGTGGTCAAAAGACCAATCGAGTAGAGTTGGGTGTGTACTGGTGAAAGACCGAGAAATCGTCACCACTGGTTATAATGGATTACCACGAGGATGTAATGATAACGTACCTCAGAGACATGAAAGACCTGAGAAATATCATTGGTTTCATCATGCCGAACTCAACGCAGTTGTTAATGCTGCACGTCAGGGGAAAAGTACCTTGGGTTGCGATGCCTACCTTAATTGGTATCCCTGTGACCATTGTGCGGGTGTTCTGGTGAACGCTGGTATCAAAAAGATATATTGTGACCAAGAACCCGAATGGGAGCACGAAAAATGGGGAGAGGGTTTTATTAGAGCCAAGACAATCCTTGAAGAAGGGGGTATTGAGGTCATGTATATGAATTATGATGCGCATCGGAAAGGCGTGAAAGAAGGTTGTAATTGTGGATGTAATGTTGAAAATCGATAAAAAGACATATAAAGTATCAAAGGATAATCACTATAAAACGAGAATCGCTAAGACCCAAATCGTTTTAGCTGCGAGTCTCAGAAAAGATAGTTATCACATCACCAGACTCCAACATAAGGAATACGGTAAAACCAAGAGATGGAATACTTTTACTGTTAGTCGTGATGGAAAAATTCATCAGCATTACGATGAGAAATACCATACCGATTTTCTTGGAAATAAGGAAGGTGATAAAAAAAGTATTTCCATTGTTATGGAGAACATGGGAAGTCTATTCGAAACCACTGACGGCAAATACATGAATTGGTTGAACGAATATTGCCCTATTGAACGTGTAGTTGAATATGACTGGGCTGGTTATATTTTTTGGGAGAAATTTAATGACGAACAAATAAAAAGTGTTGTTGAACTCTGTAAAATGCTTTGCGATAAATATAGCATCCCCAAAGCGTGTTTCGAAACCCATCATTATCATAAAAATATCTCTAAATACAGAGGCATTGTGTTTAGAAGCAATTATATCGAAGAAAGTAGCGACATAAATCCTTTATTTAATATTGAAAGATTTAATCATATGTTGGTTAATGATTCGGATTAGTATTTATAAATAGAATAACTCAAACAATAAAAGACGAATAGATATGTCAACACCAAATGATATGAGAAAAATGATTGGTCGTATGCGTGGAAAACCTATGATTAATGAAAACGATAACGAAGTTCAGAAAAAAAATATGAGTATTCGTGACATGTTAAAAATTACTCGTGATATTCATGAAGGCACAACCAAGTTTAACGAGGCTCTTGAAGACAAGGGAACCGTATTCGACCAGAGCATAGAAGAAGATAAATTCAGAAACTTTTTCAATGACATGAAAGTCAGTATTAAATTCATTGATTTAGAGGTTTTTGATGATTTTATTTTTTGGGGTGGAACCATTGATGGAGTGATACAATTTGTGTATAAAGTCACGAGAGACGAAGATACCAGTGGTGTTGAATTTAATTATCTCGAAGATTTTAGTCCAGACAATCCAGAAAACGATGAAATCGTGGGAAGAGTGGAATCGTACTTCGATAATTTCTATAAATACTGGAGAAACAACGTATTACAACCACATGACGATAATGAAGAAGAGGAACGTGATGAACCCAAAGCCATTGAGTTTAAGACCCCTGATGAAGCACCTGATGACACTGGAGACAATGAAGAAAATATGGAACAAGAAATTCAATAAAAACAATTTAAAATGAAAACAATACTGGAATTTTTAAGTAAAAATAATCGCTGGGCAATAGTACTGATAATAATCTTATTATTGTTAGGTGGTGGTATGTGGAAACTTCAACGCAATGCCATTGATAAATGGAAAGACAGATATCAAACCGAAGTCAAATTAAAAAACGCACTGGTCGATACCGTCCACTATTATAAGAATTCTTATGGTGAAGTCGTGGCAGAAAAACTCACACTACAGGCATCGGTAAAAGACTTGGAAAAAATACGTGATAAATTAACAGCGGAACAACAGGAATTACTGGAACGAGTAAAAGAAGCTAATAAAAAAAATACTGTTATAGTGGCAGCACTTGTTGAAGCCGAAGCCATTATAGACTCATTATTAGCGCAAGGCACGGTAGTAATAAATTCTAAAGACACAACAATTACTTTCAGTGACACAACTAAATACCTTGAATATGAACTCGTTATAGGTAAAGCGATTCCAGTATCACCTGATATCGACCCCACGTTGTTCTTCGAACATTTGAGAATACCTAACAAACAGGAAATCAAATTTGAATGGAAAGACGATAAAAAAGAAGGTTATCCAATACAGTTCAGTATAAGTAATTCAAACAAATACATGAAAATCAATGAAATCAATAGTTATGCAATACCTAATCTAAAAAAAGAAATTGTTGACCCAACTGGATGGGAAAAAGTCGGTGTCTGGTTAAAGAAGAACGGTAAAATTATTGGTTATACTGTTGGTGGTGTTGTAGTGGGTGCTGGGGGCACATATATGTTGATGAAATGATATACACCCTTAAGAGGTGGACACATTAATATCGAGAAGGGGCATGCATTAAACTCAATTCATGTCCCTTTTCCTTTTTTGCTTTAAACCAGTATTTATAAACAACAGATTAATACGATATGGATAAACAAGATGTGAAAAAAATTGTTAACGATGAAATTCGTTCATTTGTAAAGGATTCATTGGATAATGAAGTGAGGAAAATAATCAGTAAATCCAATAGTCCGACCAGAGGTGAAATGATTACAATTATAAAAAACGCATTGGAAGCTGTTTATAAAGTACTTTGGATGAAAAGAGATTTTTGGAAAACCGACATCAAATAATGGCAAGAATTAAACCAACACATAGAGACCCAATAACATCACACGGTCAGGAGTTCGAGAAGGACTATAAAAAAACCGTAATAAAAACCGCACCAGAAATGTTAGCAAAATTAACGGAAGTCGATAATATGTTAAACGAGAAAGAACAATCTCTGAAGAAGAAGATTTTTAGTCTTTCCAAGATGGAAGCACTTGTGTTTTCAGACCCAGTATTATCAGCCAAATATGAGGAAATGGCAGAGAACGGTGAAGAAAAATATGGTTATCATTACAATGAAACCATTATGAACATGTTATTCAATGATTATGTTCTCAATAGTCCAAAGTATCTTCAGAAATATAAAATGGCAATACCCAAGGAAAAGAAACGCAGAGATAAATCAGGTATTAACCAATTGAAAAAAGTTGGTGCGAAAAAAATGGATGCAACGGGAACCAAACTTAAATCCCCTGATGAAAAGAAAAAGGATGAGGGTATTAGTGAGGAAGTTAATGATGATTTAACTAAAACCGTATTCCTTATTCATCCCGATGCCCCCGAAGTATTTGCATATTTTCCTGAAGAAAATCATGACGTACAAGGTAGATATAAAACGGGTTACGCTCATACTGGTCAGCATTCGGCAGTAGACCCAGCATATGCGGAAGACAGTAGATTAGCTACGCCTGAAGAATATCAAGACCTCAAGACAGAATTAGAGGGTCAGGGATATGAACTCGAAGTCTATAATGAAATGTTTAATGAAACCACAAGCGCAGGGAGTGCAGGTGGTGCTGCTGGATATGTCGGTTATGCCGGTCCCGCTGCATTTAGTTCAAAAGGCGACCTCAGTGGCGACATGAAAAAGAAAAAAAGCCATAAAGCCAAACCCATTTCAACGGGATTCGCATTAAGCGAAACCAATTATCTCATTGACCCAAGCGGTTTCGAGAAATACATTGAAATGCTTAACGAAGACATTATTATCGAGGGTTCCACGTCATACGGTGGAACTGGTTCATATGAAACACCTGTTAGCTATAAGGATGATGTGAAGAATGTCAGTAGAGAAATCAATACTGATAAGGAGAAAAAAGATTTGGCAGAGGTAGGTGTCGCTGAACCGGGTAAGGAAAAACGTGCATACGGTAAATCAGGTGTAGGAGTTAAATCAAAAGATAATAGTAGTGCAAAAGCAATACCTGAAGTCAATAAAGAAGTGAAAAAACCCTTCTATAAAGGCGGTAAGGTTCTAAAAGAATCGACAGTGGCAACGAGTTCTGGTCAGTTCAGCACGAAAGCTGGTGATAAAAAAGATTATAAAGCCAATCAATTAGATAGTGAGAAAAAATGGAAAGATTTAAATGACCCAGAGGTTTCGGAAATCGCCAAGGAAAAGACGTTGAAAAAAGGCAAAGATATCAGACTTAATGAAGAAATGGAACTCGATGAAAAAGCTAAATCACAGGCACAACAGCGTTTCATGGGTATGGTACATGCGTATCAGAAAGGCGAGTTAAAAGACAGTGAGGTTTCAGATAAAGTAAAAAAGGCAGCGGATTCAATGACAGATAAAGAAGCCGAAGATTTTGCAGGTACAAAACATAAAGGACTCCCTGAAAAAGTGGATGAAATGTTGAGTCTTCATGATGCTGTGGAGTATGTATCAGATAGACAGGGTGAAAATCCGTTTGAATTGCAAGGCAATAAATGGGAATTTGTAAATGCCAGATATCCAGATGGTAAAATCGATATCGGAGTATATCGTTACGGTCAAGATGTTGTTTATGACTACCAAAGATGGCAAGAAGAAATGGGAATAAATGAAAATATAAACGAAGATATGAATGATTTAATCGAATTCGATATCCCTACATGGGCGGTTTCGGCATTAATTAATGCCGATGAAAGCGGTCTCAGTGATGAAGACCAATTTAAACTCGACAATTTTGTACAAGACGTTGTGAATAAATATGGAAACGCAAACTTCATGCTTGGCGATGTTGATGGCAAAGATGATTTGGGTTTCCAACACAGTAATGATATAGATAATTTGGGAAGCGAAGTATATAGATTATACATCAATCCCACAAAAAACACAAATAGTGAAGATATGTTACAAGAAACACATTTAAAAACCAGAGAAGATAAAGTAAAATTTATCAAACAAAATCATCCAGATGGTGCGAATATGGATTGTGCTAAAAAATCTGATGAAGAAGTTGACAAACTTTATGCAAGTACTGAGAAAATAATGAAAGAAAAGGGCATCAATCCTGAAAAGGTCGGTGTTAAAGAAGGTGAAATGGATGAAAATCCTATGGCTGCTGCTGCATTGGGTTCTGCTGCACATGGTGCGGGACAAGCAATTGGTAATCGTGTAGCCGATAAAGTTGGTCTTGAGGAAGAAAGTATGCTTCAAAACAATGACCAGACAATGGCAAATAAACCAGCACCTGTTGGTGACCTCGGAAGTCAAGTGGATATGGGTATGCAGCAAAGCGGTGGACTTAATGAAGCCGATGCTAAACTACTGGAAGAAATCAATAGAGAACTACAGGCTTTCTCAATACACCATAATAAACTCAAGGAAATCGCTGAAGCCAAGAAAACCCCATCAATGGTTATTGGTGACCGTGTGAGAGGCGAGAACCCCAAGAATTTCAAAAAAGATATCCAGCATAGCGGAACTAAAGACGTTATTGATGTCGAGAAAGAACTTCAGTGGAAAGACCAGCAAAGCGAAGTCAATGACCCGCAAAAACTTGGTCAGGATATCGAGAAAAAAGCCGTTAAATCTGCTGACATGAAAAGTGGTGAGGCACTTAAAAATGTTGGTAACAGCACCAATTATAAAGGTGATGAGGTTCCAAAACGTAATCTCACATCAAAAGAACAGGAAGAAGTTGACCTTTATCGTCTGGGACAGCATAGTCTGGACTACGATAATGAACCAAGTGAACGTTTTGTGGAACGCATGAAAGCCGACCAAGGCGAGATGTTTGATATGGGTGAGAAACAAAAAGAATTTCAAGCCGATGCACCTCAATACAATAAAGAACCTCAACCAGTGCAGGATACCGAAGTCGATAAGGTTCAATTCGATAAAGACGTGAAGAAAAAAGGTGATAAAGTGGCATGGAATGAAAGAATGGGTCTTGGTAGCAACGTAAAACTCAATGAAACCATGATTACTGGCAGATACCGTGATGTGCTTAATAAAAGCAGACTGATTGAATTCAAGCTCGTGGAGGTTAAAGACGTTCAAAAAATCAATGAAGACGAATACATGAAATTAAGTTTTGATGGACTCGGAAACACGTATCACGGAAAAACTGTTGATAAAAAAGTTATGGTTAATGAAGCCGTAACTAAAGCAATGAATACCTATTCTTTCTATACCGATGGTAAAAATGTATTTGCTACCAAAAATAAGACTCAAAACCTTAATGAGGGTGAGACTAAAAAAGAGAAACCAGTTGTAAATGAGCAGCAGGAAAAAATGAAACACTTACTGGGTTACGACCCCAAAGGTTATGTTAGCACAAAGAATATTAAGTTGTAATGGCAGAACAGAAAAAGATAACAAAAAGACAGTTCGATAAAGTATATGGTAAATATTTGCCAAATGGCTGGATTAAATTCGCTTTTAAATATTTTTCCAAATCAACCGAAAAAGAAAATATGTCGCTTCGCAACAACGTGATGTTTTTCTTGGGTGGGTTATTCTTATTAGGTTTCTTTGGAACAGTGTTTAATGCTGCTCCAGCATTTATCGCAATCGTCACAATAACATATTCTATTTTATTAGCAGGACTGGTTCTGTATCTACTAAGTGCGGTTCTTCTCAACAACAAAAGAATCAAGAAAATCAGTAAAGAACTTGATATCGACATTGCTGAATACAATAGACTGGTTCGCAAATTCTATCCATAATTGTAATAATTTTCATTGTGTTTAAAGGGGTGCTGGTTTATATCAGCACCTTTTTATTGTAACGAGTATTTATAGGAAATGTGCTACATTATGGACATATTGAAAAATTATAATAAGAAACCCGTTACAAAAAAAACTGCGGACAGAGAAAAAACCAGTGAAAAGAAACTTCTGGAAAAACTCGACCTCAGTGAAATCATTCAGGTTGATTTTCCTGAAGACCAATACATAAGAGAAAGCTACGATAAGAATCAAATAGTTTTACATCATACCGTATCGGGACAAGGTGTTGGTGGTGATATTGCGTGGTGGAGAAAAACAGCTTCTCGAATAGGAACAGCAATTATTGTCGGATGGGATGGAAAAATATATCAGTGTTTCAGCAGCAAGTACTGGGCATATCATCTGGGTTTGAAAACCAGTAGCAATAAACCCCTTAATAAAGGCAGTATTGGCGTAGAGATTGATGCATGGGGTGGACTCGTTAGAACCAATCGCAAATGGTATCCAGCGAAATGGGATGCCGACCTCAAGAAAATGGTCGCCAATACCCGTGTTACTCCTATTCAAAATGTTCAGGTTTATCCAGAGGGTTTCAGGGGATTCTATGGTTTCGAAAAATATACTGATGAACAAATTGAATCGGTGAGACAACTTCTGGTATTCTGGAATGAAAGATATGGTATTCCCTTAGATTATCATGACGACATGTGGGATTACAGTGAAAACGCAATGGCGGGTGAAAGCGGTATTTGGACACATGTTAGTTATAGAAAGGATAAAAGTGATTGTCATCCACAACCAGAATTAATTCAGATGCTTAAAAGTTTGAAATAAGTAAATGTCAACGACAAAAAAATATAGTATCGTCAGGGAGAGAGTTGAAATCTATAAAGATTTTGCCCTGAATCTATTGTATTACATATATCATTATTATCTTGACAAACAAACTCTCAGTGCTGATGAGGACATCTATAATCATTATTCATGGTGCTATAATAAAGTCTGCGCTGAATTCAAAGAAGAAGAAATTGATTTCTCGAAAAACAAGGAGTTAAAAGAATATTTTTTCATGTACTACTATCATCAATTCTATAGAGTCAATGACAATGAAGAGATTACATTAAAATATTTCGAGAATTTCTGGAAAAATATTTTTGAAATCGATAAACAGAAGAATAGGAATACAATTAATGCATTGATTGAAATCTATACAATTTATAATAAATCGATAGATAAAGAGAAGAACATCTTAGAGATAGTTTAAAAAAACGAAAAATATCTTACAGATTGTTAGAAAAAACCTTGCATATAGTATTTATTATCACTATTTTTACAATCAAATAAATAATATTATTAAAAACACAAAAAAAGATTATGGCAAATTTAAAACTTGACCTCGTTAATAAAATTAATAACGACAAATTTTACGAAGAAATCGAACTCATCCGTTTGGCACAAGACCCAAACATGAATTACAGGGATAAAATTGAAAGCATGCAGTATCGTCTCGAAAGACTTGCGATTCTCAATTCTCAGGTTGGTTTGGTTGACCAGTACTTCCAAGATGCTCCGCAACAAAATGCTCCAGCACCAGCCCCCGCTCCTGCTCCAGCACAGCAAAAACCAGAGGGTAAAGCGCATCAAGGTCAGAGTCACGGAGAGTAATACATGGACATATTAACTGACATATATCAGTTCTTTTTTGTGTCTTCCATCACTTTTATGGTGTACATCATATTTGGTTTCATCTTAAAAGTGTATGGAAGATTCAAATTAAAACAAGACACGAAATTTGTTTTAAGTAAATTTGAAAAAATTGCGCTTTGGATTTCCGTTGCGTTCTTTTTCACATACATATTTTAATTAACATGAAAAAAATCGAAGCAGCACTACACAGTATTGATGGTTATCTTTTATCGATTTCACGTGACACTGTAAATGGTTGGTACGAACTTCAAGTCGGTCTTCCTACTGGTTGGGTCTACGATGAAAACGATAAAATCAGTTGTGAGGTGATTAATGAAGCCGATGCTGGTACGTTAATAAAAATAGCTCCCAGAACCCACGAAATTGTGATTGACGACCTGATTGCATTTGTTCAGGCTATTATCGTTACGAACGAAAAAATCGCTAAGAAAGAAAAACAGTTTACCGATAAAATGGAAACCATGAAAAGTAAATTGGAAGAAGAGGCGAGAAAATTTTATACCGAACTCGATGAATTGAAAGAGAAATCATTTAAAACCGCAAATGATGAGTTCGTGTCAAGCAGAATAGAGACCGAACCCAAACCCAAAAAAGGTAGACCAAGAAAAACTTCGAACACCAATAAAACGGTAAAAAAAGAAGAATCTAAAACGGAAACAAACAACGCACCAAAAAAAGAAGAATCAAAAAAGAGTACCACTACAACTGAAGACGGTAAAAAAAAGAGTGAGGACGATGCCGTTATCGAAGAAACCATTGATATTGAATCTGCAAACCAATAAGACATGTCAATTGACAAGAAGAAATTCAAAGTCGAACCCGATGAAGATGATGGGATGACTGTATTGTCTCTCGCTAAACATCTTGAGGACGACACTAAAAGAAAGAAAAATCAAACAGCTAAAGAATTTGAGGAATTGGGTGACGATTACCTCAAGGAAATCGAGAGAAAAAAACACGTACAGAAACTCAGACAAACCAAACTAATCCCATATATTCTTAAACATCGTGGTGATATCTACGATAAGGAAGAATTGCTTTCCTATAGCTTTGAAGATATTCAAGAAATTTATGATGAAATCAAGACCGAAAAAAGGTCGTGGATTATAAAATTATTTCAATTGTTTTCATCAAATGAATAAATTTTCTTATATTTGTATCATTAATTAAAAAAGAACAATAATGGCAGAATTATTTGACGATGTTTTTAATCCCAGTAAGGTTTATAACACACTTTTCTTTAACGTTAAACCCGTTCTCAGGTACGAAACACTTGAGGATTTAGAAAAAGAAAAACCATCATTATTTGAACGCTGGAAATATCTCGCTAAAACGAGATACGATAACAAGTATGTGGAGGATATTAAGGCTCAAACCGTTTATGAGAAACATGCGATTTACTATCCCGAATTCAGTAGAATTGTGGCTATAACATATGCTACATTATATGTTGAAGACGGTAAGGTTAAGCGTTACATGAAGAAAATTGTTAATGATAACGAGTTCATGGTCTTAGCTACTTTCATGGATGAACTACATCAGATATCAAGCGATGGTGCGCATTCGAACCCACAAGCATTCCCAATACTTTGCGGTCATAATATCGTGGGACACGATATACCACATTTAATGAAAAAATTTGTTATGTATCGAAACGAATTCGAACACAATAAACAAATACCATTGATTCTGAAGAAAAGTCTGACTATAAAACCTTGGGAATCGGGAGTTATTGATACATTAAATATCTGGAAATTTAATGGTTATGAAAAGACTCCGTTAATGCTAATAGCTGAATTTCTTGACCTGAAAAAAGTTGTTGACCTTAAACCGCTTGATGAGGTTTCTCGTGAATATTGGGAACTGGTGAAAACCGACCCACAAAAAGCACTGGATTACGTTTCATTGCAGTCAGCAACACAAACAAATTTTGTTATTCAGATAATGAATGAACTCAGACAGTTGTAATTTACACACACAATAATTGTGATAGGGATGGGTGTTTTGCCCATCCCTTTTTGTATTTATCCAAAAAGTAAAAGTTATGTTGAAAAGAAAAAAAAAAGCATGCCTGATTTCAGGGGGTGGTTCTTGGGGTGCTTTCGGGGGAGGAACACTTCAAAGAATTGATGGTGAATATGATACGGTTATTGGTGTTTCAACTGGTGCTCTAATGGCATCTATGGTCGTAATTAAGGAATTAGAAGCATTGAAATTCGCATATACCAGTGTAAGTGATGACGATATCTATGACAAGTGTTGGTATAAAGGCAGACCGTTAAATAAAAAAGGGAAAATAAGAAAATTTCCGATAATCATGACGTTGTTACTGGGCGAAAAAAGCGTCTGCACATCAAATGCCTTACGCAAGACAATTGATAAATTTTTCTCGAAAAATTATTTCGATGAAATACAGGTACAAAATAAAGAGGTATTGGTTGGTACACAGAATTTTGCACAGAATCCATCGAGAATACATTATTTCAGTTCGAGATACGAGTCCTTTGAAGACTTTAAAGACTGGGTATGGTGTAGTGCTTGTTTCCCCTTTTTCACATCGCTGGTGAAGAAAGGCTGGACTGATAAAAATGGGAATTATCACGTGGGTCAGTGGAGTGATGGTGGTCTCAG